AATGGTTTATGTAGCGGGAAATGGTCATTTTTCTGAAAAACAGCTTTATGTTTCATGTTTTTGCAAAAAATTTTTTGCAAAAAATGCATGTCCGAAAATTTTTTTTTTGACACTTTTTGCAGTTTTTTTGAAAATCAAAAATGGTTTATGTAGCGGGAAATGGTCATTTTTCTGAAAAACAGCTTTATGTTTCATGTTTTTGCAAAAAATACTTTTAAAAAATAAAAATATAATTTTTAAAAATTTTTTGAAGTAATTTTTCATATTTTACTAAAAATTAAAATTAAGTAATTTAGCTGAAAATAACATATTTTATAAAAAATAGCTTTATGTTATAAATTTTTAGTAAAAATTATATTAAATACATTGGATTAATTTTGTTAATAAAAATATTTTAAAAATATATGAATTTAGCATCTAAATTAATTATTGGATATATAGGATATTCATCAATTCATAGAAATAAAAAAAATAAAACAAAAACATTTGATAATTATGATGATAAAATTAATAATATAATTAATAAATATAGTAAAGATGATATTTCTAAAATAAATGAAAAAAAATATAAAATTGATAAATTAGAAGTACATAGAAAAATAAAAGATAAAAAAGAATGTGAAGTTATGTTTCAAAAATATTTAAAAAAAAATAATATTAATAAGGTCATTCATAAAAAATTATTTATACATCAAATTAATAAACAACAAATTCAAATAAATCAATCTATTAATTATTTATACAATAAATTTGAGTTAAAAAATGATAAAATATATAACTTAAAAATAGAATTCGAAATATCAAATATATATAAATTGTCCTTTATATTTATATCAAACAATAAACATATGATTATACCATTTAAACACATATTTAATAAAAATTGTATTTCTTTTATTATTCAATATATACAACAAATAGAAGAATTAGAATTATATATAATTTTTCCAAATCAAATTAATAATAATTATATATATAATTATAGTTTAAAAATAGAAGAAATACTTCCTACAATTCATTGTCCAATTATTATATATAAAAATAATAATATGGAAAATCAAATTTTTTATGAAGATAATTATTTATTTATTAAAAATTATGACCTTATTCGTCAACCAAATCATTAATAAATTTATATATATCAATATTATAATCATCATAATCATTATCAAAGTTTTTTAGTATTTGAATAATATCTTGTTCAATATATTTAATTTTTGATTTCAAATAGTTTATATTTTTAATATTTTTAATATTTTTCAAATTTATTATTAATAAATTATCTTGTAAATGTATTGATTCTTTGTTTATATTAGTATTTAAATTTTCATCATTATTTAATGTATTTTGAACATATACTTTTTTATTTAAGTATTTTTTATATGTATTACATAAAAAATTTTTTGTATTAAATTTTGAACATTGTTCAAATTTTATATGTAAAGGTAAATCTTTATTGTTGTAACATTTTAAACAATAATTCATATTAACCAAAAATATAATTAAATAAAATTTTATTAAAAATTTATATAATTATAATTTATTTTTTATATTTCATTTTTTATATTTTTTATATAAAAATATAAAAGTATTTAAAGAAATTATACTTACTATAATTATATAAAGCACTTGTAGCTCAGTTGGTTAGAGCATTGGTCTTATGAGCCAAAGGTCTTCGGTTCGAGCCCGCACTAGTGCATATATTATTTTATATATATTTTATATAAAATAATAATAAATAATAATAAATAATAATAAATAATAATGAATAATAATGAATAATCAATTATATATTATAATCAATTATATATTATATTTTTAAAAGGATCATATTTAAGTTTTGAACGAATAATAAACATATTAGAGTCTGTATTTCCTTCAAAATTATATCCAAAATGTTCTAATTCCTTATTACATTTTTTTAATACTAATTGAATCATTTCTTCATCGTAGTATTCTTTATAATTTTTTGATTTTCGCATTGAACGATTAACCCATTTTTTTTCAATAGGATATTTTAAGTATTTATTTAATATATTAGTTGCTTCATTAATATATTCGTATTTAATTATAATATCAACAACACAATTATGTTGTATATCAAATAATTGACTATATAAAAATTGCTTTAATAATGGAATATGCCATCCTTTTGTTTCATCACAATATGTGTGAATAAATTGTTTGAATGATGTAAATTTATGAGTATAATTAACACCTGACCATCCACTATGAATAAATTTTTGTTCATTTTTATATTCTGGACCTTGATGATAATAGGAACATAGTAAATCAAATGGATTTCTTATAATACTTATTTTTAAATGATTAGGAATTGGATATTTATAAATCGGAAAAAAATTTGATGTAAAACCAGGATATCCACGTAACCAAAATGGTGTTCTATAACAGTTTATTATACTAAAACAATGTCCCAAGTTAATAATTTGTTTTGATACAAGTGAAGTACCACTTGTTTTAGGAATATGTAAAAAATATAAAACTTTATTACTTATATCTAAATTTTTAAGTTCTTCATCAATGCTAATTTTATATGATTCTTCATCTATTTTATTAATCATTAAAATTCTTTAATAAAATAAAAATAAAAGATAAACAATATATTATTTTTTTTTATTTATTACTCTTCTTAATTTAAATTTTTCTTGTTTTTCTCTATTATCATAAACAAAATTAATAACTTCTTCACCTTTACTATAACTTTTAAAAAAATCACCTACTCTATTCATTAAATATTTTTTACTTAAAGGTTTTGCTACATTTAATTTTGAAAATTTAAGTTGTCCATCTTTTGTATTTAAGTCATTAATTTCATAAGAATTCATAAATTCAGTTAATAATGGTGTAATTTCTTCTTTCTTTTTTTTGCGTGCTTTTAATGCTTCATTTAAAGTTTGTATATCATCATCTAATTCTATCCATATTTTTACATTTTTTTTAAATTCTACAAAATCTTGATTAGAATCATCTAAGTACATATTTTCTTCATCACTATCGCTATTCATTATTATTTTATTATAATAAAATAATATTTTATAAAAAACTAGAAAAATAAATATAATTAAGTTAAAATATGTTCAATGTAAGTTCCACATTGTAATTCATTAATATTAATTTTAAATAAATATGTTTTTTCAATTTTGTCATCCATTATTTTATTTACTTTACTTAAATCCATATTAATTTTATTTGAAAAATCTTGATTATAGTAAATATCTTCTAATAATTCTTGATTAATTTTAATATCATTTTCAATAAAACGTTTAAATAATTCTTGTTTATTAATATTTATATCTTCTATTGTAAACTCAATATCATGAATAACACATAAATGAATGTATTTTTTTTCAATGTAAGAAGATATATCATTATATATTCTATTTCCAGTATATTCAAATATATTATTATCTACTTCATACATACTGTTTTTTGAATTTAATTCTTGATATTTTAATTTATTATCTTCATCTATAAAAATAGAATAAAAATTATTTAATGCTACAAATAAATCTCCTTTTTTTTTATATTCTCTAAATATAATATTTTTATTTAAATTATTGAATGATATATGATTATTTTTATTTAATAAATTTTTTTTTATGGAGTTCATTTATAATATTAACTAATATTTTTTTTAAAACTTTTATTAATAAATTATTAATAAATTATTAATAATTTATTGTTAATTTATTAATAATTTATTAATAATTTAATTTTATAAAATTTTAGATATATAATTTTATATTTGTCCTAAATGAGGCATAGCTTCAAATGCATCTTGACTTACTTCAACAAGTGCACTTAATATTAATATTGCACCCAATTTTTTTTCATTAATATCAATTCCATTTGATATCATAATATTAAAATAATTAAGTAATATTTTTCTCATTAATACAATTGATTTTTCATGCTTTATAATTTGCACAGAATATTGAAATATTGTGCTATCACCAACTATATTTCTTTTGGCTTCATATGAAAGCATTGCTCTATAATTCCATATATCTTCTGCTTTTATATATAATTCAATTAATTGATGTAAATTTAAATCTATAAACCATTTATGATTTGTATAATTATCTAACATATTGATATCATAAAATAATTCTTTAATTTTCATTTCTAATTCAATATTATCATCCATTATTAAATCTTCTTTAACAGAAATACCATATGTTTTTAATTTTAATACATAATTTTCAATTGATTCTTTTTCATTATTATTAAATAATCTTAATGTATAAGGACATGAAGAATAATTAGAATGAATTAGTTCATATAATGAACGAATATCATAAGCATAATATTTTCTTCTAATTTCATCATAAAAAGGATAAAAATAAATTGATGGTATTTCATATTTATTAATCATTCCTAAAATATCATCATCATTAATACATTTACTTCTTCGTAATACTATCCATTTACGAATATAGCTTTGAATTTTAATAATCTTAAAAGTATTATTAATAAAATACCGTTCTTTTTCTATATGTTTTTTTAAATGATATATTAATAGTGATTTTGATTGTTTAGTATTAATTATATCTCGTAAATAAGAATTTTTAAGTGATGTTCGAATAGTATAAACATCCATAATTATGTTATTTTGAATATTATTAAATAAATCATCTTTTGATAATATTTGTTTTTTTATAGAAATTGATTCTTTATCTATATGTATATTATCTTCCAATTTAGGTTTTTTATTATGATAAGAATCGTAAATATCTTTATAAGAAATTATATTTTTACTATTCATATGTTTTCCACAATATTCACAATTTTTTTTTTTCTTATTCATACATTGTAATGTGTTATTTTGTTTATTTTTAATAGATAAACAATTATAATTTATTATATTATTCATTATATTATATTATTATAATATGTTATTTTTATATTTATTTTTCATAAATATATTATTATATTTTACTTTTTTTATTTTTATTAACAAAAAAATAAAAAATGAAATATTTTTACTTAAAATAATGATTATAATAATTATTATACTAATATATAAACAAAAAACTTACCAAAATTATTTACGAAAATGACAAGTCTAAAAGATCGTACAAAATTTACAACAACTAATTTTAAAGCAGATAATGTTATAATTGAAACTAAAGAAAAACAAAATGGCAAAGAAAAATTAATTTATATTAATTTAATTGATAAAACTACTGGAAAATATATTGCTTTTGAAGCAATTGAACCATTATTTACACCATTTGGTGCTAATTCAAGCAAAGAATATCCAGATAGTTATTCTATTACTGCTAGTTTTAGAGATACTAATGAAACAGAAACAACTTTTTTTAAAGAATTAATGAAATTAAAAGAAATGATTATTAATCATATTGAAAAAGATTCCAAAATTATTTTTAAGAAAAAAATGACAAGAGAAGTTTTGCTAACAGCAGATAAATTTAAATCATCTGTTAATACTATTGTAAGTAAAACAAATGGTAATAGTTACAATCAAATTGTTATTAAAATTTCTACTAGTAAGGAAGGAAATAAACCACAAAATTTTGATTTATTTACTAAAAGTGATGATAATAAAATTAAACAAATTGATTTAAAAAGTATGTCAAAAGATGACGCTTGGGATAACGTAAAAAATATAATTCATCCACGTTCTGATGTTAGAGTTATATTTATTCCATTAGTTGATCTTAGAAATGGTAATGCTAAATTTACTTTCAATGCTTTACAAGTTCTTGCAAATGAACATGTATCTAATAGTTCTGATTCAATTTTTGGTTTTACTTGCGTTGATAATGTAAGTTTTGATAATAATAAATCTTCATCTAATATTGAAAAAGAAGAAGAAGCTAATAATTCTGAAACAGAAGATGAAGAAGAAATTGAAGATGATGAAGAAGAAGATGATGAAAATTAAAAAACATTAAAAATAATTAAAATAAAATTTTTTTATATATATTTAAATATATTTTTATAAATATATTTTTATAAATATATACATTTATAATATGTATTACATTGCACCTAAAACAATTTTACAATCAAATAATATGTTAGCATATAATTTAAAATTAAGAGCTTATCATTTATCAATAATAAAAAAAAATGAAAAAATACTAAATAAGCCATTTTCTAAATATACCGATAAGTATTTTCAAACAAGTTATAACAGAATGTATAAACCAAATATATCACTTGTTCCAAATTAATTTTTTATTTTTTAATATTTATTATATTTAAAAATTAATCATATATTTTAATATAAATATGTCTTACTATGAATGTAAAAGATGTAATTTTCAATCTAAGCAAAAAACTGGTATGATACGACATTTAACACGTAAAAATAAGTGTATAAAAAATATTCAATCATATAAATATAATGATGAAGATTTATATAATTTATCTTTAATTATTCTTAAAGATGATATTAATAAAAACAAATATGAATGCAATATTTGTTATAAATATTTTTCAACAAAAGGTAATTTAAAAAAACATATTACTAAACATGATGATGGAACATTATCTAATAAACCATTATCTAAAAAGAATGATGATGTATATACTGAAAAAGATTTATTAAAACTAATGGAAAATAATATAAATAGCACAATTATTAAAGAAAATATAAATAATAATCATAATAATTCACATACAATAAATAATATTACTGTTAATCAGCAATTTAATAATTATAATATTATTAATATGAAAAATCCAAATAGTTTTGATAAAGAATGGGATTTATCACAAATATCATATGAAAATAAATTATTTTTAATAACATGTTGTAGTACTAAATATAGTGAATTATTAAAATATATTTTACAAAATGATGATAATTTAAATGTAATTATTGAAAATGAAACAAATACAGGAATTGTTTATAAAAATGATATAGAAAAATATATTCATCTCAATAAAGAAGATATTATTGATCAATCATTAACAAAATTAAATCAACAATTAAATAATTTATGTAAAGAAATTTCATTGAAAAATAATAATCCACAATTAGATAATAAATTTGAATTTGAATCATTATCAATTAATAAAAAGTTTCAAGATTATAAAAGTAATAATAATAACATTAAAAATGGTGTAGAAAATATTATATGTGACATATTTAATGAGAAGAAAGATAAAACAATTAGTTTAATGAATCAAATAATTGAAGCGGAAACAAATAATAATTTACTCGAAAATAATGGATTTTAATATATATTTTATATATTATTTTTAATAATTTATTTATTAAAAATAAATATTTTTATATTATAATTAGATATAAATATGACTATTTATATGACTATTTATATTATAATATTAGTAATTGTATTTTTTATATATGGACTATTATTATCATTATTTATAGATTATTTATTTCCAGATTTAATTGATAATCAATATGAATATATTGTATTTATTGAAACATTATTTGAGTTAGGAATTGTATATAGTGTATATTTTTTTATGAGAACGTATATTAAAGATTTTATTGATTTATTTTTATTTAAACATAATATAACATATTTATCTGAAATTTTATTATTTGCTTTTTCATGTGGCATTTATTTTTATTTAAAAAAATATTCTACAAAAATTAAATATTTTCAAAATAAATATATTTTAATACCTATTAAAAAAAATGAATATTATAAGAAAATAGAAAAATATTATAAAAATATAAGTTATAATATTAGAATGTAAAAATGTAAATTATATTTTTTTAATATTATTAATTCTAATTTTTACCATTTTTTTATCAGAATTATTTACAATATCTTTTTTCTCATTTGTTTTTTCTAATTTACGTACAGAACTAAATGAGAGAGATTTATTACAATATGAATTATTAATACGAAATTGTGTATCATAATTATATCTTGTTTTTAGATAGTGTGTAACTGTATTTTGAAATTTATTTATATTAATTTCTTTTTCTAAAATAAATTCTCTTGTTTTTTCATTATATAATGTATTATTATTTTGATAAAATAAAATAGATTCTTCATTAAGATCATCTATTTTTTTATATATATTTTGTTTTTCTGGTATTGTTGGAATATTTATATTTAAATTAAAACATTCTTTTAAAATAATTAAATCTGCTATAGCAGCAGGACGTAATCTTACTAGCCTGCGTGCTATATCAGTTTCTAAAGAAGTAATTTTTAATCCTAAAAAATAATAATGAAATTCATCATTCGCAATTATTTCTTCAAAATATTTTGCTTTACTCAATTGTGCCCATTCATCTAACCATATATCCCAATGAGATGGCCATAATGACGTATTTTTAATTTTTATGTCTAAAAATTTAAGTTCACCATCAGTTTTTTCTTTAATAATATGATTAGCTAGTGTCTCTGGTATTTTATGAATATATAAATCTAAATCATTTGATTCACGTGCTCCTAATGTATATAATACAACAGAACTATTTATCATAAATTTATGACGTTCATTTATTGGAACATTATTTCTAATATAATTTTCATATTTGGCAAAACGTTCTCTAGAATCATGAAATTCCATAAATTTATCTATATTTTGTTTCTCTAAAATTTTTATTGAATTATCACAAAAAAATAAACCACACATCATATATTTTTCATTAATATCAGATGGCATAATGATAGAATATGAATTTTTATTTATTTCATTAATATTATGTAATATAGATTTCTTAGAAACTAATATTAATACATTTATAGATATATTTTCATTATTACATAAATAAGTCAAGTTTTCTTGAATATAATTTTTAAGTTCTTGCTGATTATTGAAATAAATATTTTGAAAATATAATAGCTGATACAAAATTTTAATAATCATGTTATATGAAAATGTAAATGATTTCATACCATATAATGAATAATTATTTTTTAATTTTTGTGTATAAAAATCAAAACTATCTTTTTTATTCATACCAATAGAAATACATAAATTCATGTTATTATATTGAGTTATTGAATGGAAAAATCCCATATTAATATTATTGTTAAAACCATTTGTAATTACTTTATTTTCATTTAAAATTTTATTTAAATCATTAAATGTAGAAATATTTTTGTATGGTATTTCATTCCAAATATTACGTAATGGATTAAATAAATCTTCTTTTTTACTTAATTTATTGTTTTCATTTAAACTCATTTTTAAATTAAAAATTAATTATTAAACATTAATGTTAAATAAATAATGTTAAATTTTTTTAAAATTAATAAATCATTTTTTTATTATATTTTTATTATATTTTATATAATAAAAATGAAATTTTATGTTAAAAATTGTAAATGTTAAGTGATTTAAAAAGATTATTATAATAAAATATTATTACAATATATATTCATATTATAATTACAATTTTAATTAAAATATGAATTTCGTTACTTTTGATATTTATAAACTTGAAAATAATCAAAAAGTATTTTTGAAAAAATATAATTATTCATTAGATAAAACAATACTTGAACTTAAAAATGAAATTATTAAAGATTTTTATCAAAATCAATTTAATTATATAAATTTTATGAATATTACTGAAAAAGTTTATAAAGATTATGGACTATTATTTTTTGATAAAGGACTTATTTCAGCTATTAATGATAATTATCCATTAAATAAATTCTCAATACCTAATAGAGTATTTTCTTTTTTAATTGAACCTATCCAATTAGAAACTAAAAAAAGAGAATTAAATAATGAAAATAAACCTAAATTTAAAAGTCGCCGTTATGAATTAAAAAATAGTAATTATCATTCAAATGATAAAAATTACGTTTTTAATGAAGATGATTTTCCACCATTATGTTAAGTAATTATTTTTGTATTGATGGAACCCAGTACACATTTCGTACTGTACCCAATTTTTCACGCACTACTACTTCCCCATTAGGTGTTTCTTTTTGTGTATAAACTTTTGTTACAATATGCTTTCCATGATCTTTTAATTGATGAAAAGCTTCTTTTAATATATAAATAACTTCTTTGAAAATAGATTTCATTTCTTCATCACTAATATCTTTAATTAGACGAAAAGGTGATATTTTAGCTCTATAAAGAGCTTCTGCACGTACATAATTTCCAATTCCTGAAAAATACTTTTGTTCTAGTAAAAATGCACCTATTTTCATTTTAGGATGTTTTTTAGCAACAGTTTCAAATTCATTAGGTGATACTTCTTCGTGAAGTAAATCTGGTCCTAATTTATATAAATGTTTTTGTAAATTTTCTTCATCCATAACTTCTAATGTGGCAAAATTACGTTGGTCATCTAAATAAAATGTTCCTTTAGATGTAATAAAATGAACATGTGATTGTTTACCAATATCTTTCTGTAAATGACCATAATTTAATTTGATACCTAAGATACTTTTATTTTCCAAGGTCATGTATATAAATTTACCTTTATTTTGAATGGACTCAATTTTAGACGGTAAATGTTCAATAAACTGTTTAAAACCAGACGGCTTAGGATGGTGTGTATATCTTCCACTGACAATAGAGACATTTTCTAAAAATGAATTTTTGTATTCTTTATTAAAGACATAAGTCATGTATGAAATTTCAGGTCCTTCAGGCATATTTACTATATATGTTTATATTTACTATTTTTATATAATAATATATCATTTTTTATATTATAATAAAAAAAAATTGACACATTTATTTGTAATTAAAAATATTATATTTAGTATTAAGTTTAATAAATTAAAATATATATACAAGAATACATAAAATGTATTCTTGTATCGGAATGGAATATATAAGCGGAATGAAATATATAAGCGGATTCAATAATAATAATAATGGTATTGAGTTAAATACTATATTGGTTGATCCAAACAATTTAAATATTGATGGACTTTATAGAATCATATATGAAAAAGAAAATAGACATCATACATGTATATTAGTTGAAAATACATATCCATTTAAAAAAGAGAATGAATCATGGCATATTAAATTTTTTGCAGGAATTGATATATATCAAACTAATGATAATAATATCATTAAAATACCAGCATATATAACATTATGTTTTCAGGAACATATGAATAAGCTTTCATGTGTTCGTCCTAAAATATATTCAGTTAAACTAGAAAAAACATTACAAAAAGAAATTAAATTGCATGAATTTATACAACAAAAATTATGTAATGATATATTTAATGAAATATATAAATATATATAATTACATATAACAATTTATATTAAACATTAGCAAATTATAATCCTATTTTATTTAGTAATTTATAAAAAAATTTAATTATTTTAATAATCATTTGTTAGTTCACGAAATATTTTTAGTCTTTTTTTAGATTGATAATTATTTGGAAAAGGTGAAATACCATTTGATAATTTACAAAATGTATTTAATCGATTTTTTGATGTATAATTATTTTTTGTATAATATGGATCCATTAATGATATATTATTAATCATACAAGGTTTTTCACATAATTTTGGTAGTTTTTCTAATTCTCTTTCCATATTTGTAATTTTACAAAATTCTTCAAAATGAGACCACATAGAATATAATGAAATATTATGAATATTATTATTTTTAGGATAAGATAATATATATTCAGAATTTATATTATCACTACTATATTCAATTTTCGGCCATACTAATACATGATCAATTTGAGAATGTTTATTTTGTTTTATATTTATTTCCTTTTTATTTATAGGATAATTGCTATATATACTTTTACTATGTAAAAAATTACATTTATTATTATATTTGCAACTTCCTGTGCTAACAAATGTTATACATGGAAGGTTTTTATTACATTTTTTATGTTCTGTTGACATATTTATATAATGAAATAGTTGTATTAATTAAAATAAATATCTTATATATCAAAAGAAAAAATCATTTTTTATATTATAGTTTATATTGTGTTTAATAGTTTAATAAAATTATTTCTATTGCTATTATTAATAGCTTTTCTACTATGTCCAGTTAATTTAATAGCATAATAATTATTCCAATCTTGATTATTTATAATATATTTAATTAATTCTGCATGATTCCATGAAACATGGTTTTGAGCTTTAAACATACTTTGGTCTGCATCTTCTATACAAATATTATATTTATTTCTATTTTTTAATAACATATAATGAATCAAAGCATGTTGCATAAGATATGTACTTTTTCCATATTTAATAGTATTAGATAAATCTAATCCAGAATGAATTAAAATATTTTTTTTAAATACATAAAATCCCATATCATAAGATTTTTCAAAATAATCATATAAATCTTTAATAAAAACACTGTGTTTTGGTGCCATAATAAACCAATTCTCCAAATAAGGAAACATTTTATTTTTAGTATGTGTTTTAAATTCAAAAAGTAATACATCACATTTATATTTCATTAATTTAGTTCGAAATTTATCTACAAAAGATGGATTTATTATAATCGTAGAAATATCTATCCATAGTCCACCATAATCATATAATAATTTTAGTCGTAAAAAATCTGAAAAACGTACAGCATTTAATTTTCCAAATTTCTGAATAAAATTAGAGTCAACATATTTATGAACATTACTTTTTGTTATAAAAAAAACTTTCCATTGTGTATTATTAAATTGTTGTTTAATATGTTTTATAAAATAGTATATAATAGACTTATTTTCTAAATTATCCCAGTAAAAAAATATATTATGTGGTACATTATAATTTGAAGATTTATAATTTTTAAAATTTTCATTTATATGTATCATATATTTATTTAAAAATATCATACTTACAATAATAAATATTAAACATAATAATATATAATTTAAATTTTTATTTATCATATATATTATATATGATAAATAATTTTTATTTAATATTATTATTCAATTATTAAATTTTTTCAATAGAAACATTTTTTTGTTCTAAAAAATAATTAACAAGTTCATCATTATTATAGTCTTCAATATACTTAATTTCTTTTATACCAGAAGCAAGTAATAAACGTGTGCAAATTAAACATGGATAATGTGTAATATATGCAACGCAATCATTACATGAAACACCTCGCTTGGCACAATCACATAATGCATTTTGTTCTGCGTGAATGGTTGCTTGTTCATGATTATTACGCACAATACTAATATGTTTACATCCAGGTAAAAATCCATTATATCCTTGACTAATAATGCGATTTTCTTTAACTAATAAACATCCAACTTTAAGTCTATCACATGGCGAACGTTTGGATGTAACTTGAACAATTTCTTTAAAATATAAATTCCAATTAGGTCTTTCTTGTGTCATATTACCTAATAATATTAAAATATTTTTAAATAATTTAACAATAAATAATATATTTATTTATGCTTTTTTTTAGATATAAATTTTTTTTTAGATATTAATTTTTTATTATTTATAATTGTTATTTTCTTATAACAATCTTCAATATATTTTTTATATTTTTTCTTAATATCATCTAATATAACTGTAGGTAATTTAGATACAATATTTAATTTTAATTCTCGTTGTGTTTCTCTCATCATAAATAATTCATAGTAAATTAAAAATTCAGGTTTAATACTTAGTTTTAAAGAAGATTTAGGATCAGGAAAACAATAAACTTTTTCTACTGGAAAACATGTTAGATATTTATTATTTTGTTTTTTTGCTATATTAATATAAAATCCATGAGAAAATGAATGTAAAATATTATCTTCTTTTGTTTTATGTAGTTCTGCGTTGGCAAAATAAGATTTTTCATATTTTTTCTTTTCGTATCCGGCACTTTGAATATAAGAAGAAACATTTTCTACTTGATAATCATTTTTTACTAATGTTTCATTTATAATATCATCAATATCATCTTGAAATCTTATTTTATTTTCATAATCAATATTAGAAACTTCAACTATTTCTTTTTGAATTTCTTTTTTTAATTGTGTTTTATTCATAAAACCACCATTAATTTTATAGTCTTTATAATGTTGATTATTTAATTGTGGTGGTCGAACAATTTTCATTAAAGTTTGATCTAATTGACGAGCATCATTTTGTATTTTATTCCATTTATTTTTATCATTTTTAACTAAATATTTTGAATTAATACCATGTTCAATACACCAATTACGAGCATCTTTATAATTTTTTTTAGTAAGTGATTCTAAAGATACTTCAGAATTAGTTGTTGATATATTATTATATTCATTATTTAATAATGATCCGCCAGATTTATTAAAATTATTATCATATTCTTTTGGTAGTTTCATAAATTCAATAAATGCTTGATAAATATTATGAATCGTTAAAAAATCACCATATTTACTATCAAATTTATGTTGTTTTTCAATAAATTTTTTTTCTTCTTTTTCATTTTCTTTATTACTTAATTTTCTATCATGACGATATTTATTATAAATACCTTCAATTCTTCCACCTAACATTTCAATAATAACTACAATAGGAATTAACTCATATTTACAATGATAATAATATGATGCAATAATAGCTCTTGATAATTGAATATTAATACTACTAAATTTACTAATATCATTTCCTAATTCTGTTAAAACTCCTTTTGAATCTTTTGATGTAATCGTTTCCATTGAATATAATTTATGAACAGCACTATCAACAAATTTCTGTTCAGGTGGACTCATCATTTCATTTAATAACTGTTTCACATCACCTAAATTTTTAATATAACTTATTCTGAAAATATCTAATATATCCATTGTTAAATCAGATTTACGAATAGACGGAATTGGATATTCATCAAAATTTTCATATTCTTTTTCTGAATATAAATGATAACAAACTCCTGGCATCGTTCGTCCTACACGACCACGTCGTTGTTTAACAGCACTTTTTGACACAAATTTTTCAAGTAAAGCATTTGCATCTTTTAATGGTTCATAGTAATCATCTAGTGATAAACCACAATCAATTACAAACACAACTCCTTTAACAGTTAATGAACTTTCAGCAACATTTGTAGCAAATACAATTTTACGTGTATAAGGATTATTAGGATTTGCATCAGGATGATTTAAATAATTAAATTCTTTGGTGGCATAATCTTTATCTTCTTTAGATATCCCTGCATCTAATACAATCATAAACGGATTTTCTTTTTTATTATTATTTTTAGAATTGTTTAATAAATGTTTAAATTTTATTCGTAATTGGTCAATCATATTATTTCCATCACTTTTAGCTTTAATAAATACTATAATATCACCTTCTTCTTTAGATTTTAAAATATGCATTACTTTTTCAATAGCTGTTTTTCGCCAATCAGGTGGTTTTGTTTTTTCATAATAATCTTTAATAGTAAATGAAGTAGTTTCACCCATATCTACAACATAAAAACTATGACCACTATAATATTTCTTAAACTCATCCACATTTAATGTAGCACTTATAAAAACTACTTTTAAATCTTTACGTTCGTTCAATATTTTTTTTAAAAATAATATTAAGAAATCTGTTTGCACTGAACGTTCATGTGCTTCATCTATAATAATACAGTCATATTCTTTTAAATAAGGGTCATCACCTGTTAAACTTCTAATTAAAGAACCTACTGTGGTGAAGATAATTTTACTTTCCTTATTATTATTATTTATAGTTCTATCTCCTTTATAAAAATATCCTACTTCTTCTCCTAAAACAACATCACATGTTATTGCTGTTGTTTCTGCTGTTTCACGGGCTAAAAGTTTCTTGGGTAAAGTCATCAAGATTTTTTTCTGGAAATTAAAAGCTTGACTACAAATACGACCAGCTAAAAAACTTTTTCCTACACCCGTTCCCGCTTTTATAATTGTAATTCTATTATTACGAATAGAATCAATAATTTGTGTAGTAATTGAATAAAGTTTTAAATTAGACCAAATAGCTGCCCATGCACTATAAGATTTTGGAATTATCATACCTTCTAAATTACCACTATTATATTTAATTGGTTTATTTTGAATATAATAATTTTTATAAGGTTCTAATGTTAAAGGATTTATATTTTTTCCATATGGATCATATAAACCAATTGGTTTTTCAAAATATTTTTTTTTATTTTTGTCTAAATTTTCTAAATAATTATCATAAAATTTATAAGGTTGTTCTGGTAATTTTAAAGTGTTATTTATTTTTTTTTGAATATTATTATTTATTTTAAAATTATTTTTATTACTATTAGTATTATCACTATTAGTATTATTAAGAATAATATTATTATTTTTATTACCCATATTACTATAGTATAAGATTATAAAAAAATTATGATTATATATATTGAAATAATAAAGTATATATTGAAATAATAAAGTATATATTGAAATAATAAAGTATATATTGAAATAATAAAGTATATATTGAAATAATAAAGTATATATTGAAATAATAAAGTATATATTGAAATAATAAAGTATATATTGAAATAATAAAGTATATATTAGTTGTAAAGTTATATTTAATATAATTTTTATATTAAATATATTAGTTGTATTTTATAATTACTAATTTTTAGTTTACTAAATTACGACATACACGCGGTTTTCCTACAGATTTAGCATATACTGGAAAATTATTATTATTAAAGGAAACCTTTTCAAAGCATTTATGACAAACATTTCCATTTTTTTCATCAACTTCATAAGGATAATCACTACATTGATATTGTAAATTACAAGAAGGACATTTTAAGAAAGGTGGTGTAATACCATTAGTGCCAAAATTTTTAAAATTTAAATTTTTATTAGGTGAAATATTAACAGCATTTGTACTATATACTGGTTTATAAACATTTAAACGATTTTCTTCATAATATGGTGGAACTGTACTATCACTTATATTAGGAGTAAAAATTTGAGGTTCAAAATGTTCTTTTTTTTTATTATATATTTTTTCGGAATAATCTAAAACTAGAATAATAATAAATAAAATAATTATCCAAAAATATATTTGATCCATATATTATAAGTATAAAAAAAAATAGTAAAATATAGTAAAAAATAAAAAATAATTATATATTTTTTTTATATCTTAATAATATATGATTACATTAATATTAGTAGTTTTTTTTTTAGTTATTTGTATATTATTAACAATATCTGGTGGAAATTTTGCTCTCAAATCTATTATTGATAATGTTTTAGATAATAAAGAAACATTTGAAAATAATAATATAAAACAAAAAATTATTAATTCAATTGATGAGTGTAAACAAATTGATAAATATAATAATGAAAAAGTAAATATGCAAACTGGAACAAATATACCATTGAGTCCAAATTATTATGAAGATTATACTGGTATAATGTATGATAACATACAAAATCCAGAAAATAATGATTTAAAACAAGGAAATTATTGTTTATATAAAAATGAATTATTATATGATGGAATATGGAAATCTAAAATGATTAATCCACGTCCTGGTTATATTGAACAAGAATGGACTTTAACTAATGGAAATGTGATGAATGATTATTATTGTTCAAATAAATTAGTGCAGCTAAATAAGAAAATCCCAGATAATTATATTGATAAAAGTGCTGTATCATCTGATGAAGTTGAAATGAAGACTTATTTTAATGATTGTAAAGATGATCCATTAGATATTCAATTAAGTTGTTTTCCAACTGTTTTTAATAAAGGAATGACACCAACAACAAAAAATTATAATGAACTAAGCACATTAAAAAATGAAATATAATAAATTATTTATATATACTTATATATATAAATTTAATACTATTTATAAATTTTTAATAATAAAATAAACTTTTATTATAAAATAATTTAAAAACATAATAATAAAATATTATTATTAAATAAAATTATTTACCATGACAATCAAACAATTATTAAAAGATGAATATATTTTTTATAAACAAAATGAAAATAAAGAAAATATATTAGATAATAAAAAATCCTTTATAGAAAAACTTAAAAATGTTACAGGATGGGTTCGAACAGTACGCTCAGCAAGTCAATCTTTTGCATTTTGTGTAATTAATGATGGAAGTAATGTTTCAGGAATACAAATTATATTAAATAAAGATTATATAAATGAAGAAATAATTGATAAATTTATTAAAGACGTACATACAGGTGTATATATTGAATGTAACGGAATAATTGTTAAATCTCCATCACAGGAACAAGATTATGAAATGATTCTTAAATCATATCAATTAATTGGTAATATTAGTGAAGGTTATCCATTATCTAAAGGCAAAATAAATTTAGATACATTACGTAATTATTATCACTTACGTGGACGCACAAATACTTTTGGTAGTGTTTTTCGCATTCGTTCAGCACTCATGAAATATACTAGTCAATTTTTTGATAAACATGATTTTCTTCATTTAGACCCAAATATTATTACTATAAATGATTGTGAAGGTGGTGGCGAAGCATTTAAGGTAACGGAACAAGATTTTACAGTAAAATGTGACGACACTTCTAAAGTTAAATATACTTGGTCAAATGACCATTTTCGTCGTCCAGCTTATTTAACAGTATCGAGTCAGCTTCAATTAGAAGCTATGGCATGTTGCTTAGGAAATTGTTATACAATGAACAAAAGTTTTCGTGCTGAACATTCTAATACACGAAAACATTTATCAGAATTTACACATTTAGAAATTGAAATGATCCAAAATAGTATGGAAGATTTAATGAAAATAGGTGAAGATTACATTAAATATATTATTAAACAATTATTAGAAAATCATATAGAAGAATTAGAAAATTTAAATAAGTTTGTGAGTAAAGGTATTATACAAAGACTAGAAGATATTATATCAAAACCTTTTATTAAAATTGAATATAATATAGTTATTAACGAAATTAATAAAGACATAGTAAATCAAAAAATGGAATTAGAATTATTAAAATATGGTGATGATTTAAGTGCTAAACACGAAGATTACATTACACAAAAATATAATAATGGTGTTTTTGTGACCAAGTGGCCAATGAGTTTAAAAAGTTTTTATATGAAACAAGATGATAGTGATGGGTCATGCTATTCTTTTGATTTACTAATGCCATATGGTATAGGTGAAATAATAGGTGGTTCACAACGTGAAGAAAATTATGATAAACTAATATCAATGATGATAAAAAAAAATATGAACGTTGATAATTTATCATTCTATACAGATTTAAGAAAATATGGAACATGTCCACATGGTGGTTTTGGATTAGGGTTTGAAAGATTATGTATGTTAGTGACAGGTATGAATAATATTCGTGATGTTGTTCCTTTTCCAGTATGTTATGAAAATTGTAATTATTAAAGATTAATTTTCTAGTATTTAAAAATATATTCTTATTATTTATAATAAGAATATAATATAAAATGCAATTATCAAAAAGTTATGATAGCGTAGCAAGTTTAGTTGTTAATAATACAAAAGTTAACAATAGAGTTATTCAAGAAGGAAAAAAAATATTACATAAAAATGATTTTTTTCGTAAATTAATGAATTTAATGAATTCAAAGGAATTTAATGATTTTTATGATAGTTATTTCAAAGATTGGAGTGATATTGAAACTATTGTATTTTACATTAAACTATATAAAACAATTGATTATGAATATACAAGACGATTTAATGAAGAAATAAATGATGAAATAATGACATATATGTTATATAATGTAATGAATAATAATGATATGCGTAAATTAGCATTAGAAAAATTTCAAGATTTTAAAGACAATAAAAATATTGATATGGATAAAACATCCGAATTACGTTATTTATTTGATTTTTCAAAATATTCATTAAAACGTACAACAAGTCAACTAAATTATGTTTCTACTGAAAAATCTATAGATGAATTAAATAATTCAATAAATGTTTCTTCATTATAACCAAATATAAAATAATTTATTTTAAATTTATATTATTTCGTTTTTGTAATGCTTTTTTATCAATTTCTATCAATTTATAAGCACGTTCTATAGTATTTTCAAAACGTTGCTTTTCTGGTAATAATAATTGTTCTTTTTTATATATTTCAATATCTTTATTGTGTAATTTTATCATTTCTTTATGATAATGTTTTGGAATATTTGTGAGGTCTAAATTCATAATACCTTTATAACCATTTATGATATATGGATTATTTTTTTCTGTCATATATATAATAATAAAAAAATTGACACCTATTTAAGTAATAAATCATTTAATTAAGTTATAAAGTTATTAAAATATTAGTTAATTAAAATGGCTGACGAAAAAATAAATATTAATGGTGCTAATGGTGCTAATGATGCTAATCGTGATGACTTTAGTTGGTTATTTGAAGGCTTGAATAACAATTCGTTATCTTCCAATGAAAAAAGAAAACGTGATTCTAATGATGTTAATGGTGATATACCATCAACTAAAATTTCAAAAGAATATCAAGAAATACTTGATGAAAATAATTATGATGATTATGTATGTGTTAATTGTAAAATTGCTGTAGAAGCATTTGAAAAAAATGGCTCATTACCATTACATTCATTACATCCACAACCATCTTTGCGTTCTTATACAAAAGAAAATAAAGAAAGTTTTTGGAATGATCTATCAATAAAACTTAAATTAATTGGAACTGCTGGTAGTGATAATTATATGTTTTATCTATATAGAGATAATGATGGTTATGTATATAATATATATACCATAGCACATGATAAATATTATGTTTCTCATAAATATGAGAAAGGATATGTAGAACCATCTGATTTTTAGAGATAAATATTCTTAAAAAGTATATAATTATTTATATACTTTTAACGATTACATTTTTTTATAAAATAAAAAACATATAAATATCATATAATAATTTTATAGAATAATTTACAAAATTTGTAAAATAAATATAAAATAAAAAATTGACACATATTTTTGTATTAATTCATTGAATTAAATTATACAATTTAATTTTATATTACACTCAAAAATATTTTTTTACAATGAATTATCCACCAATAGGAGATTTTAGTTTTTTTGATAATGAAAACACTAGTAAAATGGTAGAAGATGCGTATAATTCAACATTATCAGTTGAGGGAGGCTTAGATGAAATGAAAAGAGAACCTATTAATGGTTTTATGTTTTCGACATCACCTATTCGTAAAAAAATTGATGCTGCTTTAATAAACACTGAAACTGGGGGACTTCATAGTGGTTCTAGCTATGCTTGCACAATGCGTCATATACATTCAATTGCACGTTTAGGATGGGAAAATTATGTTAATATGATATTAACTCAACAATCAGAAAGTTCACAATCTAATAATAATATAAATGTGAGAAATATTATATTTCATAAATTCGATAATAATAAGAAAAAATCAGTTCTTGAAGAAGAAAATGTGGTTCATGTATGTGCCATTTGTTTATTAGATAATAATGATGAATCATCATATGTTATAGAATCTGATGAACAAATGACAATACCTAATGATGAAAGTTATGTTTCATGTGGTCATGTTTTTCATCAATTATGTATTGAAACTCATATTACTAAATATAACAAAACAAGATGTCCTCTTTGTAATAAAAATATAAAAGCTTGTTATTTACTAAGTAAATAAAAATAACTTTTTATTTTATTTAATTTAATTTTTATAAAAATAATAAATTTATATTTTAAATATAATATATATAATAAATTATATTATAATATGCCAATTATATCTAGTTTAAAAGTAATTTTTATTCATATTCCAAAATGTGCTGGAACATCTATAGAAAATGTATTAATTGATTATAAATTAGATAAAAAAACATTTAAAGCTGATATTCATAAATGGTGGGGAAATTTAAATACAGTTAATGGTAAATATGAATTAGATCATTCAACTTTTGCGTATTTAGCAAATAACTGTAAAAATTATAATCCTTCTTTTTTTAAATTTTGTGTAGTAAGAAATCCTTATAGTAGATTAGTTTCAGAATATCATTATTGTAAAAAAAGATGTTCTAGATTTGTAAAAAATTTAACAGATTTTAAAAGCTTTATTTATTTTATTAGAGATAAATTCGAAGTTATATTAAATAATGAAGAAAAAAATCATTTCATAATAAGTCACTATTTACCTCAATATAAATTTATTTATATTGATGGAAAATGTACAATGGATTATATAATTAAATTTGAAAGATTAGATAAAGATTGGGAAATCGTATGTAAAAAATTGAACATAAAACGTAAATTAGTAAATGAGGGTAAATATAGTAGTGGAAAAAAATATGATTATAATGATTATTACGATGATGAATTAAGAAATATTGTATATAATTTATATAAAGAAGATTTTGAATTATTTAATTATCCACAAAAATAAATGAAATACTTTAATATTTAATATTATTTTTATAAAATAATTGATTTTTATATTTTTTATTATAAATTATTTACATTATATTCTAAATGATTTTGTTCGAATAACATTACGTTCTTGTTCTTCTGGGCTTAAGTTTTTTTCAAGTTTTTTAATTACTGGTAATAATACATCTTCATCAATTTCTGGTAAAATAGGTTCACTATATTGTGTTTTTCCTCCTACAGTTACATCTAAACGCGCTTCTAATGGATAATATTGAGTGCATCCAAGTGTATCATCATGCATAATTGGACGTAATTGTTCAGGTACAATATAATCTACTTGTGGAGGAAGTATTAACATTAATTGTTGAAAAGGAGTATATGGTTTACCTAAAGTGAATGATATATTTTCAAATTTTTTATGATTATTTTTTAATATTATATAAATATCATGTAATAAAGGTGCCATTCTAAAATGATAATGCCATTGCCAAGAAGGACAACCTTTAAAATAATATTTTAATGTGAATTGTAAACTTTCTAAATAATTAGTTACTAATTTCATTAACATATTGTCCATTTCTTCTTGATTTTCAGAAGATACACCTAAATAAAATTTATAATAATCATTTCTCCATGTTTGATAATCTTTTTTAAAATCTAAAGAGCGTATTTCTTCTTGATAAATAGAAAATAATGGATGATTTGGATTAGCAACAACCATATGTGTATATCGACTTTTCATTTTTTCATAATCATTCATTTTCTCTTCAGATTGCGCTGTTCTTTCATCAATAGTGCCTGTAAGTGCACGGTCAATTTCACGTTGTAAATCATTTTTCATCCATTCATCTTCATTTTCTGATGCATATTGAAATAAATCAAGTAAAAATAAAATGTTAATTAATGGACTACTATTTTTCTGGTCTAAATCATAATTTATTAAATAATCTTCTCGATTATTACTAATTTTATGATAAATATCAATCATTTTATTTAATCCTCCTTTCTTAATTTTTAAAAAAGGAAGTGATGGAACAAAATCATTTCCAACTAAAAATGTCAAAAAGATATAATCATTGAGTACTTTTGTTTTTTCGAAATTTTTTTTAGATTCATTTTTACGTATTAATTCTTTATAAAATCCATCACTAAGTTCATTAATATTAACTTGTAAGAAATCATAATTTTCGTACATTTTTTTTAAATCATTATCTGTTTCTAATTTAATTTCACGTACAATATGAATATTATTTTTGTGTGTAGTAACTGCTAATACAATTAAATCGGCATCACGTCCATATAAATAAATTTCAGCATTTTTTGTTGATTCAATATTTCTCATTTGTCGAATAATATCTAAGAATTTATGCTCTCCTTCTCCTGGAACATTCCCATTATTAAAAATAATATTCATATTATGATTATGTTTTTGAAATACTTTATTTTTCATAGCATCTAAAATACCATTACTTAATTTTTCCATAAACTTTGTTCCAGGTGAAATATTTGCACTTCTATCCCAGTCAAAACTTTCTTCACTTATTTTATATTTTTTTCGTAAATTTTTCATAAATTCTTTTTCCATTGGTCCTTTAAAACGACGTGCTCGTTGTTGAACCATTTTAGCTCGTGGTGCAGGACCATCTAAAGCAATATATGTCATTTTTATTGGTTTAATAACATTACAAATTAAATTTTGTGTCAGTGAAATAACTTCTTTAATAATAAGTTCTTCTAAATTATCTTGATTTAAATTTTTTCCTTCATATTTTTTTCGAACAACTTCATAAGCATTATATACAGTTCCATTAAAATCCATAAAAAAGTAGTCACATTTTACTTTTCCATTTTGAATACCATTATGGACATTTTTATAGTATTTGTTTTTTATAATTTGTAAAAAAAAAGTAGGAACTCCCATTTTATATTAAAGTATATATTTATATACTAAATTTTTTTTATATAAGATTTACATAAAAATTATTAAAATCATTTTTTTTATAATTATTCAAAAAAATAATAAAATAAAGATTATATAAAATAATAATTCTATTTTAATATATGAATATCTTTCAAGATAATAGATATAATTTAATAGAATCAATAAATAATATGGAATATGAAAAAATAAATAATCAAAATACTCAGTTAGAAAAATTATTAATAAAAACTAATTATATTGATGAAATTAATAATGACAATGAAAATAAAGATATTGAAAATATTAACAATGAGAATAAAGAATTAAAAAAATTTAATAATAATCTTTTTATTATTCATATTTTTAATCCAACTATTTATTTTTTAAACGAGCATGTTCAATATGCTAAAAATCATAATCGACGATTACTTATTACAAATATTGGTAAATATAGTGTAACAAAACCGATTCAAGGAAAATGTATAAAATCAATAATGATAGATTTTTTTAAAAATAAAAAATTAAATACAAAATATTGTACAATAATTGATGCTTTTGCAGGTATTGGTGGAGATACGATTTATTTTTCAAAATATTACAATCAAATACATTCTATTGAAAAAAATAATATTCATTTTGAAGTATTAAGTAATAATGTTAATGTATTAGATTTAGAGAATGTTAAACTATATAATGGTAATTTTATGGATATTATAAAAAAAAATAATTTGATTGATTCTAAATATATATTATATATGGACCCACCATGGGGTGGTCCTGAATATAAAAAACATAAATATATTGATTTAGAAATTGAATTAGATTTACCTAATGAAAAAAAGTTACATGAAGTTATTAATATATTATATAACCATTATAATATTATTTTTTTAAAAGCACCAATTAATATTCAAATAAATAAAAATAATTTTCATTTTAAAAATATTTTTTTTAAACCAGATCTTGAAAATAAAATATTAATAATTATATTTAGTAAAATTTAATAAAATATTGATTAAAAAATAATTATTTTTTAATCAATATTTTATTAAATCTTTAAGGGTTTAAAGAATATTTTTTATGATTTATATATAAAACATAATATATAATATATATATAATATATAATATAATATAATATATAATATAATATATAATATAATACATAATATAATACATAATATAATACATTATCTATTATTTATAATGTTAAATAATAATTCACTTTTATATGAACAACCAGATGATATTAATGTTCAATTAAAACAACATCAAAGAGCTATGCTATATCGATGTTTAGAAATTGAGAAAAAATCTAAATTAGGTATTATGCGAGATAAACCAGGAGCAGGTAAAACTTACGTAATTTTATCCATGATCAATGAGTTAAAGAAGCAATCATTTCAATGTGAAAAACAAAATACAGTTAATAAACAAATAGATGATTATTCACATGAAATGAAAATAGTGAATAGTAAAGATGAGTATAATAACCGAGATTCAATTAATTCTGATAAAAATTCAATTAAATCAAATGAAGATTCACTCAGTTCAGATGAAGATTCATATAATGAAAATATTCCTATTGTAATTTTAAATGAAGATGAGACATGGAATAATTTATCTTATGAAGAACAAGAACTTCGAAAAAAATATATAACATTAGATGAAAAAATTCAACAAGCTAAATTAAATCAGACTGATGTTAATATAATTATTGTTCCTCAAAATTTATATTATCAATGGATAGTAAGTATTGAAACTATTAGCGATTCATTGACTTATAGTAAATTTATTGATTATAGTAGTATTCAAGATCTGTATTCTTATCCGGAACATTTATATGGAAAAGATATTATTATTACGATTTCTTCGTATTATTCAGTTATTGCGTCAATATTAAAAAGTTTGGATTTAACTATTAAGCGAGTTTTTATTGATGAAATTGATAGTATTTCTAATTTAATTACAAAAGATATTAATGCTGAATTTATTATGTTAGTTTCTGCATCTTTTAATGTTAAACAAAGTGGATTTTTCACCAATGAAATAAAGTTAACTAATTTAGATGATATTACATGTGTTTGTGAACCTTATTTTGTAGATGAATTTATTGTATTAGAAGAACCTATTTCGGAACGTTTTATATGTTCTAATATATTGGTCGATGAAATATTAAGTCAAGTAGTATCCGAAGAAGAAATGAAAAATATTAATGCTATGGAATTTAAATTAAGTAATAAAAATTATGAAAAAACAGTTGCTTATGATGAGAAAGAATTAATTAAGATTATATTACATGAAAATAAGGCACTTATAAAATCATCTTCTTTAAAAATCAATGATCTAGAGAAAAATATAGAATATTTGGAAAAATTAAAAAATAATCAGAAAACGTATTTACTAGAATTTAAAAAACATTATCAAAATATGTTTATTATTTATGATTTTAAGAAAAATATTATAGATTTGATTAATCAGTTTCAATTTGTTTTTAATTTTTATTTAAATTTTAAATTAGAAAGTGGGTTATCTGATGTTTATGAATTATTATTGGAAAAAAGAAGACTTGTTTTGAAAAATTTGCGCATTCATTTAAATAATATGATAGAAATTTTATACGATTTTCGTGTTCAAACAAATGCTAAAAATAAAATGACAACAATAAATAATAGAGAAAATCAAAGTGAAGTGCAAGAAGAAGAAACTACCAATTATAATATGAACTTTTTGGAAAGTAGTTTTAAAAAATTAGTTTCTTTAACTAACTTGTCACAAGAAACAATTAAAACAATTCAAAAAGAATTTAAACAATATGTTCAAATAAATTTTAAAAATTATGAAGAATCCAATGAATTTAATAAAAGTGAAGAAGAAGTAAATCCATTATTTTCAGCTTTTCTAAAAAATTATTTTAATTTTGAAATTTACGTAACTGATTTTCAAAAAACTATGGTAAATTTAAAAAATTCATTTGAAGCAAATGAAAATTTAAAAATTGAAATAAAACAATTAGAGGAAAATAAAGAAATTATTGAAGAAAATAATAAAAAAATTGCAATTATTGAAGAACGATTTCGCGAAAATAATATATGTCCTGTATGTTATAATATTATGAAAGATTATTATATTTCTAGTAAATGTTGTATTAATAAAATATGTACCACATGTGTTATACATTGGTTTAATGATTTAAAGAATAGTCATTGTATTTATTGTGGTTCATCTAATATTAATATTAATTCCTATGTAAAATATATTCCAAATGAGCCAGAAGTAAATAATTCAACTTCTTCTTCGTCATCTGAGTCGTTAGTTAAAGTGACACATAATGATGTAGAAATGTTTTTAGAAGAACAAGAAACATTAATTCAAAAAGATGAAGATGATTTTATATTAAATGATATTCATGACTTACTAAGGACTAGTAAACCAACTGAACAATTACAATATGGAAATACAAAATTATCATTTATTCAGAAATTTATTGATGAAAATAAGGATAAATATATGAAGGCAATTATTTTTTCTGATTTTCCAAATATTTTATATCGCATTGAAAATTACTGCACTTTAACAAATGTGTATTATACAGATTTAGATAAAGGCAATATTCGAGAAATTGAACAAGCAGTAATTGATTATAAAGTAGGTAATTCTAAAATTTTATTAGCTAATTCTAACTTATTTGGTTGTGGTATGAATTTAGAAAATTCAACACATATTATTTTTGTACATAAAATGAACAAAAAAATGAAAAATCAAGTTATTGGAAGAGCGCAAAGAATGGGACGAAAAGGAGCATTACATATTATTTTTTTGGAATATGAAAATGAAAAATTTGTGTATAATGAAGTCTCTAATGATAATTATGATTATTATTATAATGCTTTCACTGAAGATAATATTGATGAGTCACTATTATTTCATAATGGATTAGAAATTGAATCAGAAAATGAATTTACAACAGAAATTCAGGATATTCAAGAAGAAGAAAAATTACATGAAGTATCCATTCCAAATTCTTACATAGAACATGTAGATGTTAATTTAGAAGAATTAATTGCATCTTTGCATTAAATCTTTTGAAAAGCAAACATAGTATTTGGATTATGAAAATTACTTTTTTTTGAATTAATAATTTTATTTATTTTAGAAGATATATATTTTTCATCATTTTCACCTAAATATATTCTATTTAATTTATTTTTATAATTTTTATAAAAATGTTTTAATGCATTATTGAATTAAATTATTTATTATTATTTCTGTCATTATTGTCTATATTATTAGCATTATATTTTATAAAACTTTCTTCTAAAATAACATATGATATATATTTTTTTATTAATGGTTCTTTTTTTAAAATTTTTTCAATTAAATGTACTATTTTTTCTAATTTATTATAATTTGTTTTTTTATTTTTTTTGATACATTTTAATTGTATTAAATTATTAGGTAATAATAGTTTCATTCTTTTTATATTTTGTTTATTATTATTTTTATTATTATTTTCAATAGATTGATGAAATCCAACAATTATATTATAATAAATAATTTGTTCATTATTATTTATAGATATTTTTTTACATGGATTATCTTTTAATGTTGAATTATTATGACATGATTTAAAAGAAATACTACTTAATAAATTTAAATTATTTTTATTACTTATAACCATATATTCTTTATTTATTTTATAATAGAATTGTGAAAAATAATGTAATATATAATTAATTAATGTAAAATTTTGATAATGATAAATTTTAATTTTATCAAATATATTGTGTTCTAATAAATATAATTTTATATAATTAGATATTGATATATATTGGAATAAATTTGATTCTTTCATAAAATATAAATAGAAATTAATTTATTTTATAAATAAATTAATCTTATAATAGTAATGTTTTATTTATGAGAATAAATAATTATTATTATAAAGTTTAATTATAAAGTTTTATTATTGAATTTACTTATCTAACAATTTTACAACTTTTTCAAATTGAATGTGTAATTGTTTTTCAAAATAAATTTCTAAATTTTTTTCTTCTAAAATATATTTATTTAATGAATCATTATTTTTATTGTAAAAATAATCATTTACAAATTTACTGATATAGCCTGTAGCAATATAATATTTGCTTTCATCTAAAGTAACCAATAAATTAGAAACCATAATACGAGATTTTAAAATAAATTTGTCAATCTTAGAATTTTCAGTTTTAATATAATTTAATATATTTTCATCAATATTTTTTTTTAAATTAAAATCTGGAAATAAATAATGTATATGCAATGTAATTATATGAACATAATTACTAAAAATATATTTTGGCACAATTAATATAGCATTAATATTATTATGGACAATGTATGGAGAAAAATATTGAAATAATAATCTATTTAAAAAATTTATTAATTCTATTGTATTTTTAATTTTATCACCTTGAAATAAATGATAAATAATATATTTGTCAAGTGTATTTAATAACCATGACATATGAAAAATAACAATTTTTTCTTCTTCACAATATCCATTTTCAGAAACAATACCATCTTTATTACGAAATAAAATAGATGGAATAATTTTAAAATATTCATTTAAATTATCATTATTATAGTTTTTTACTGAAAATGAATAGTATAATAGTAGTATTTTTTTTTTACTTGGGTTTAAATGATTAAATACATCTCCAAATATTTTATTAAATTCTTTTATATAAGGTATTAAAATTTTATCATCATTTTTATTAAATATAATTTTTTCTAATTCTTTATTTTGAATTTTATCACATATTAATGGGTTATTTTTATCATTATTAATATTCAAAAAAGATTGAACATCAGTAATTTTAGATATTTTATTTTTTTCATAAGATGTATTTTTTAATATACTTGGAAAACATTCCATAAGTTTTTTAGAAATAAATTCAAATATTTCATCATCTGATTTGTTTTTTAATATTTTTTCATATAATGAAGAAAATTCAATATATTTATCATAAATAATATTTTTTGAAAGTGTATCATTAATTATATAATTATCATAAAAAGTATCAAATAAATAAATAATATTAATTATGTCATCTGTATTTTCTAATTTTTGTTTTTGTTTTTTGTTTTTTTTATGTTCTATCGAATTTGATTTTTTAATTAATATATTTTCAATATTGTTATTTAAATTATTATCAGAATCATTTAATTCGTCATTTTTAATATCTATATTTTTTATATTATATTTATTATTTATATAACAAATATTATTTGGGTCAGGCATGATATATCCATCATAAAATGGATCATATTCCTCAACAGAAATCACTTTTTCAATAACATTTTTATCAATAGAATCTATATTTTCAATAATATTTTCCTCAACAGAAATCACTTTTTCAATAATATTTTCATCAATTGACTCTGTATTTTCAATAATATTTTCATCAATCGACTCTGTATTTTCAATAATATTTTCATCAATCGACTCTGTATTTTCAATAATATTTTCATCAATCGACTCTGTATTTTCAATAATATTTTCATCAATCGACTCTGTATTTTCAATAATATTAACATAATTTTGTTCATTAACAATTAAATTATTAAAATAGTTTGGTAAAAAGATTGTTTGAAAAGTATAATTATGAAAATTAAATTGCTTTGACCATTTTTCTAATAAGGATATACCATTATTAGAAAATGATATATTATTATTTATTAAATAGATATTAGTATATATTTTATTTTTTTTTACAGATTTAGATTCACTTTTATTTAAAGCTCTAATAATAAATGTATTAAATACATGTTTACTTTTTTCTAATGCAACAATAATGTATTTATTTTTATTAGTATATAATCTACAAAAGAAATAATCAAATATTGGTTGAATATAATATTCTAATTTGATTGACCAAAATATATTATTTTGTGATATATAATTTATATGAGCAAAATAATTAATATTTGGTGAATTAGGATAAAAATTTATAGATAGTTTACATAGTAATGAGATATCATTACTATAAAATATTTGAGTAATTATATATTCATAAGTAATATTATTTAAATTATCATGAAAAAATAAAATAGTTCCTTCAATTGGCATTGTTTGATTACATATATGCATAAGATTTAAATAACATATTGAATTTTTATCATAATTATCATGATTTACATAATCACATTGAAAATAATTTAGATAACTATCAAATAAAATTAAGCTCATTTTGGAAATTTATATATTTAATATTAAATATATATAATAATATTTAATATAAAATAATTCATTTTTTTTATTTATATATAATAATATGGAAGATTGTATTGAACAATATCAATCAATGTTAAATAATATGGTTACTGAGAAAAAATTAAAAAATAAATTTGAAAATAAACAAAAATTATACAATGAAAAAAATAATATTAACAAAATTAATCAAAATGAATCTAAAAACCAAATAGAACCATTTTCATGGACATTTAAAAATATATAAAATACGCGTTGATCTAAATGTAAAAAGGTGTAAAATTATTAAATTTTATTTACTGAAGTAAATATAATTTTTTCTTCAATATAATTTTTTCTTAATACTATATTTCTATTAGAATTAGATCCTTTAAATAACGAGTCAGTTAAAAAAAGATTATTTTTACTAATTGATATTGTAGATTCAATATTTTCTTGTAAATATGTTAAGTGCATTTTAGTATAAAAAATAACATCATTTTCATCAGCTACAATTTTATCAAAATTAACTGCTTCTCCATATTTGATATAAACACTTCCTATTGTTGAATTATATTCTAATAATTTTTTAGCTATATTAATTCTATCATTATTTGTATTAATTGGATTATAATTAGTCATTATAACAACTTGACTAAATGTTTTAGGATTATTGCTAATATAATTAAATTGTTCTAAAGCAAGAATAGGATTTTTTATAAAAATTAAAACAGTAGGTATTGGAACAAAATATACACCACTTTTATCAATTATTCCTATTGACACATCTTCTTTTTTACTTTCATAATAATTTGAAATGGTTCCAAATGTTTCAATATCTTTTATAGATGTTTGTATAATTTTATTAGAAGTTTTAGCATTTTGAAAATTTGTATAACTTGATTCAACAGGCATTATAGAATCATTATATCTATTTACAGCTTGTATATAATAATCAGAATTAGAAATATCTAAAACAGATATTTTATCAACATTTATTATTTCAGAGACAGAAAGACTTATAACAAGACCAATATCATGCATTGATAATCCCATTCTTAATGCATAATATTCTTCAACATTATTATTTGTTGTAGAATATTTACGTTCCCATCCTTCACCATTTAAGCTATCCATAGCTTGTCTAATTGAACTTCTAGAAGCATGATTTTGATTGATTATTTGCTTTTTATAATTTTCATAAGTATTTTTATCTAATTTAGAAGAATCAAAAAAAACAGTTCCATCAGCTAAAGTTCCTAAGATTCTTGAATTAAAATTATTTTTTTTAGTAAATTCATTGCATAAATTAGTAGATGCGAATAATGATATTACAACATTATTATAAATTTGTTCATCATTTTCAAATAAAATAAATTTATTTAATGCGTTAGTAACAAGAAATTTGTTAAAAACATTTTCAACTAAAAGAGAACGTAAAGTATTTTTATAATACGAATCCATTTTTAATATAATATAAATTAATATAATATAAATTAATATAATAAAATTAAAATCTAAAATTAAAAATAAAATATAAAATTTATATTTTATATAATGATCTAGTTATAAAAGTATTAAAGATATTGATTATTTGTATTCAATTATTGAAAAATTATATATTGAAAATAATAATTTTATAAAAGAAAATAAATTATTATTAAATGAAAAAAATGTAAAAATTTATATGTTAAAGGAAAAATACATACCGTACTAACATATCAAATGGAAAATAATAGACTTGATTTTATAAATAGATATAAAAATTATACATTTTTATAATGCTTATTAACGTCAACATTTTAATTATGAAAGGTGTAACCGGAATTAGTTATAAATTAAAATATAAAATAAAAAATAAATAACCATCAATTTTATGATAAAATATACAAAATAATTGATAAACTATTTAACTATAATATTTTGTATAATTTATATATATAAATTTAATTATTTTATAATTATTCTTATAATACAATAATTAGAATATGAAAGGATTATTTTTATTTATTGGAGAATCATTTCGTTCCGGTAGTCAATATAGTCGCATAAAAGGATTACCAGAATCATATATAGAACAAATAAATGCTTGCCAAAGTCATGTAAATTTTATAAAAAAATTAGAAGATAAATATAAATTAGAAAAAAGTAAAGTAGTAATTGTTTCATATAGCACACAATATAATAATGAATTATTAAAAATTTATAATGATAATATTGTATCATATTTATTTTTTACAAAAATGATTGGTTTAAATAATTTATTTCATGAAGGAATAAAAAAAATAAATAATATAAATGATTACGATTTTATTTTTTATAACAGAATTGATTTATATTTAAAAGATACTTTATTTGAAAAAATTGATTTATTACAAAATAAAATTTTATTTGCAAATATTTGTTGGTTAAGAGATTGTATATGTAAAAATAAATATCCACGTGTAAATGATATGATAATTTTTATACCACGTAATTTTTATTCTAAAATTACATATGTTCATGTATATCATGATGCATGGTATCATTTAATTGAAAAAGGAAAAATGAATAATGATGATATAGATTTTATTTTAAATACATTTCATGATTCAGATTCTGAAAAAGATTATAATCCATTATATTATATTGTAAATAGAAATCAATCATTAATATGGCATGATCAAAATAAAACATTTGATAAAAATAAATTTTTTTTATATATTAAATCAAAGTAATCATTTTTATGATATATAAAAAAATGATTTAAATTATTTAAAAATATTAATATTATAAATTATAAATATTTTTAATATAATTTTATGAAAATGTCATATATTGATCCAATAAATAAAGCAATACTTGAATTTCATAACTATTTAAAAGAATCTAAAAATGAAGAAGAAATAGAAAAAATTATTAAAATTATTATTGAATATATAAATAATCCAAATAAAGAAGAAAACTATGAAAATACTATAAAAAATTTTGAAAATAATACTTTTATTACAGATATCATTGATTTAATATATGAATTAAAGCCTGAATTTTATTATATCATTTTAAATTTATTTGAAAATTCTATTGAAAATTCTATTGAAAATTCTATTGAAAATTCTATTGAAAAACCTATTGAAAAACCGATTGAAAAACCTATTAAAAAATCAACTGAAAAATCAAACAAAATTATTGAATTTTATATAGGTATAATATTAGATAAAAAATTTATTCAAATTTCTAAAAAAAATAATGAACTAATATTACCAATTTTATATAAATTAATAGATGAAAAAAAATGTGATGAATTTAAAATTATTATTACACAATTAAATAACTGTAATGTTCAAATAAATTGTTATGTTAATAATACAAAAATTAATACAAAAGATATATATAAAGATATTACCAGTCAAGAAAATATTTTTAATAAAACAATTATTGAGGCATGTAAATTATGGAAACAACAAAAAAAAAAAAATTATCATGAAAATATTGATACACCAAATAAAAATAAATTTTTTATATTACCACTTAATTATGTATTTAAGGGGGACTCATCTTTATTAGTTAGAGTAGGTTCAACAAGAATTCATGATGATTCAACTACAACGAAAATATATATAAGATATATTAATACAATATATGAGATAGGAGACGAAGTTATATGTATTATTAAAAAGAATGTTAATAATATTGAACTTATACTTACTGATCCATATTGTTATCATGGTATTACTGTAGAATTAAATATTAATGATAATTACGGTATTGAACAATTAAAAAAAGCGAATGACCAATCTATATGGGTTTTTTGTATTAATGAATTAATTAATTATGAAAATAGTGCACATTTAATCGTTTCAGCAGTTGAAGAATCTTAAAATAATTATTGCTTAATTTAATCTACATAATATTTGTGATTATTTTTTGCAAATTTAATATTACTTTAGTATAAAAATATATGATAATACAAAATAAAAATTTTATAAATTAAATAATTATTTATAATAAAAAAATGAATTTATTTTTTTAAATAGTTAATTTTATATAAATATGTTAATCATATTTAGTGAAGTCTATTTTTTTGGAAAGAATGGACATTAATAATAATGAAAACGAATTAAATTTATACAAAAATACAATTAAATTTTATTTAAGTTTTTTAAATACTCATAAAAATTTTAATAATATAATAAATATTATTTTAAATTATATTAATCATATTATTAATCATAATAATATAGATATTATTATGATTAATAATATAGATATTATTAATGAATATAATATTTTATATAATACAATAAAACAAATAAAATTTAAAGGATTTTTGGATATGTATTTATGTATTATTAATATTATTAATTCTTTAAAAATTGAACATATTATTGAAATTCAATATATTATTAAAAATTTTATTAATGAAAATGATAAAAATATTATTATTGATAGTGATGTTAAAAATGATAAAAATATTATTATTGATAGTGATGTTAAAAATGATAAAAATATTATTATTGATAGTGATGTTAAAAATGATAAAAATATTATTATTGGTATTGATGATAAAAATAATATTAATGAGATTGATGTTATTAATTTATATAATAAAGAAAATTTACAAATTTCAAATAAAAATGATAAAAATCTAGAAATTAGTGATAAAGTATTATGTATTCTAGATAATTTAGATAAAACAAAAATTAAAGCATCTGTTATTAATAGAGAAAAATATAATATAAAATATGAAAGAATTCCAATGAATAATAGATTAATAAAAGCTGAAAATGGTTCTAAAATTATTTGTGAAATTACTGATATTAATGATTTTTGTAATAATAAAGGATTTAAAACAGGTATTCAAGTTAAACTAAAATTATTACAAATATTAAAAAATGTATAAATATTAGTTAATAATTAAATATGTCTAACCAAATATTATAATATAAATAATTTTTTTTTAATATTTTTAGTTAATAAAAATAAATTTTATTTTTATTATAATGTTTTGTATTTATAAAATAAATTATATTAATATAATATAATATGAATATTTCAAAAAAAAAAAAAAAATATTATAGTTGCGAACGTTGTGGGAAAATATTTACCCAAAAATCTCATTATAACGCACATAAAAATCGAAAAAAAATATGTGAAAATAATTTAGAAAAAAATAAAGAAAACACTCTTCAAGAAGTTAAAAAAGCAGTAGGGCAAGTTCATGAACATTATTTATTAAATTTAAAAAAATTGATTTTTGAAAAAGATACAGGTATTAAATGGTTAAATATAATGTCAAACGAAATGAATACATTTAAAGATTTATATTTATTTTTACAATCCTTTTTTCAGGATTCTATTGTAGTATGGTTAAAAGAACCTTGGGAAGGAAAAGACAAACAAGAATCTCTATTAAGATTATTTGCTGGTCTAGGTTGTATTGAAAAACTAAAAGATTATCAAATATGTAAGGGAAATTTTAATTTAAGAACAATTCAGAAACAATCTTCAATACAAGATGTTTTTTTTGATAATGATTTTGGCAAATTAATTTCTTTAAAAGATAAAGGAGATGCTTCTGACTTAACTGGAATACATGTAGAAAATGAAAAACATTTATTATTGACTACTTCTAAAAATATAAATAAAATGAATGTTGGAAAATTGGATATTAATAAAATATTAACTAATTTTCAACCTTATCAACAAGATAATTACACAATGACTTTATGTTTATGTATTCGTCATCAAGAAGATTTTAATTTAATGAAAAAAAATATCGAAGAAACAAATAAACAATTAAAATTATTATTAAATAAACCTGATAATATTATTATTGATTGGGAAGATTTAAATCAAGCATTTCATGTTTTTCAAAAACATTATGGTAAAACTGATTTTGATTTATTAGTTCAAAAACAACCATCATTGTTTTATTTAAAAATGCACCAAGAATTAGGTGTATCAAAAACACTTTATTTAAAAAATCAAGAGTCTATTAAAAAAATATTATGGGGACATATTCCTCGAAGTGGAAAAAGTTATATTATGGCGGGTTGTATTTATGAAGATAGTTTACAAAAATCAATTTGTAATTATTTAATTATTACTACAGCTCCTAAAGAAACTATTGAACAATATTTACAAGTGTTTAAACACACTCAATTTCAAGATTTTCAAGTTTGTGCTCTTCATGGTCAAAATAAAGAGCCAACACTTGGTAATAAAAATATTATTATTTGTTCGAAGCAATTTTTACAATCAAAAATTGATGGAAAAGAAAAACATGAAAAAATGCTTTCTATTCCATGGTTAAAAAAAATGAGTTTTGAAATGCGTTTTATTGATGAAAGTCATAATGGAGGTACAACTGAACTTGCTAAAAAAACGCTAGATACTTATGGTAGTCAATCCTTTACGATTCAAATTACCGCCACTTACATGAAACCTATTCATGATTATGATATACCGAAAGAACATTGGATATTATGGGATTTAGAAGATGTGCAATTATGTAAAGAAATAGTTCAGCATCAAAATCAACAACGTTTGATTGAAAAACATGGTATTGAAATTGAATCTTTATTGAAACAATATTCATTATCGAATATTCAAAATTCTTATGCCCAATATCCTGAATTATGGCTTTTAACGCATCAAATTAAAGAAGATATTGTTTCGTCTTTATTAGAGCAAACAAAAGATAATAATAATTATTATGGATGGTCATCAGAAGCATGTTTTTTATTAAAACAAGGTGCACAAAAAAATAAAGATACAGGAGTTCAAGAATTTTTAATGAATAATGAATTTCAAAGTGAACAAGAAACATTAAATATGTGGTATACTATTTTTGGTAAAAAAAATAAATTTGGTATTCCAGATAAAGATTTTCCAGATTCATTGGTTTTTATGAAACGTATTGAACAAATATGTAATAATCCTCATATTTCATCACGACATATAGGAAATAGTGAAGAACCACTTGTAATTATGGCTTTTTTACCACAAAAATATATTCATGAAGTATCTAATGCAACTATGAATCTTTTGGAAAAATATAATATTGTTCCTGATTATGAAGTTATTAGTATTAATAGTAAAATTACACAAAATCCTAAACAAGATATTGAGAATGCTAAAATTGTTGCTAAAAATAGTGGTAAAAAAGGCATTCTCGTATTAAGTGGAAAACAATGTAGTTTAGGTGTATCCATTCATTATTGTGATGTGGTCCTCTTACTAAATAATAATTCTTCATTTGATATGATTTATCAGATGATGTTTCGCAGCATGACAGAAGGTCCTCATAAAAAATGTGGCTTTGTGATTGATTTGAATATTCATCGTGTTATTGAAACAACAATTATGGATTATGCAGCATTGCTTCATCCAAATAAACATCCACAAGAAGGAATGAAGTATATTTTGCAAGAAAGACTCATTCATTTAAATGGTGATCATTGGAAACCATGTTTTGAAAATAATATTACAAATTTAGATTCTTTATGTCAGCAAGTGTATTCCATTTATTCGGCAAATACAGAATCTGCATTGAATCATGTATTGAATCGATTGCAATTTAAAGAAATTTATTTGAATAAAGATGATCAATTATTATTAAATCAATTATTTCAAAAACACAAATCTGGAAAAAAAAAATCAAATAAGAAAGTTACAAATAATGAAGAAGAATTGATTTTGAAAGGAATTGAGAAATTATCGCTTGAAGATAATTATGATTCTTCATCAACTTCATCATTAACATCCACAACAATGTCAAAAGAACTAGAAAATGAAAATAATAATTTAAAAAAAGTGAATTACATGGATATTTTTAAACATATGATTCCACTGTTTTGTTTATTAACTATTCATCATAATTCTACATCATTTATTGAAATGTTTAATTATATTCGAGAAAATAATATATTATTTGAGATTTTCATTCAACAATTGAAAAATTGGTGGGGAAAATCCATTGAATCTAATATGATGGAAAATTTTGTCATATTGTATGTGAAATATATTCAAGATGACAAAGAAACAAATCAAATTATTCGTATAGTGAAAGAGTTATTTATGAAAAACATAAAGAAACCTAAAGTACTATCACAATTGATTGATAAATATTTGATTCCTCAAGAATTAGAAAAAAAAGAAAATGCAGAAATTTCTACACCATTTTCATTACGCCAAGACATGCTTCAAAAAATACCAAATATTTTTTGGACGAATGTTCATAAAGTATTGGAACCATGTGTAGGAAAAGGGGGATTTTTAATTGATATTTTAGATGCTTTTATGAAAGGACTAGTAAATTCTATTCCTAATGAAGAAGAACGATACCGTACCATTGTAGAAGAATGTCTCTATTTTAGTGATATTAACAAGACTAATGTATTTATTTCTAAATTACTAATTGATCCATATAATCAATATAGATTAAATATACATGAAGGAAATACCTTAGAAATAAATATTCAAAAAACATGGAATATTGATGGCTTTGATGCTATTATTGGTAATCCACCTTATCAAAATAAAAATGGTGGATCGAATGGTACCTTTTGGGATAAATTTGTTTCCTTTGCCATTGAAAATACCAAGCAAAATGGATACATATGTTATGTTCATCCATCTGGATGGCGAAATGTAGATGGAAAATTTAAGTCTATCCAGAAAGCAATTTTTGATTACAATTTACTGTATTTAGAAATACATAATGAAGCAGATGGAATTAAAATATTTCATGCGGAAACACGATATGACTGGTATGTTCTTCAGAAAAATAAGAATTATACCACTACACAAGTTTTGTTTGAAGATAAACAACTTCGTACTATTGATGTATCTAAGCTCGAATTTATTCCGAATGGACAGTTTGATATTGTTCAGAAATTAATTGCACAAGAAAATGAGGAAAAATGTGAAGTATTACATAGTCATTCATTTTATGATCCGCGAAAAACTTGGATGTCAGAGTCAAAGTCAATAGAACATAAATATCCATGCGTTTATACAATTAATAAAGAACATGAAATTAAACATCGCTATTCATCGGAAAACTTGGGCCATATTGGACATCCTAAATTAATGTGGAGTAATGGTCGTATTAAATCAATTGGATCCGTAATTGATAAAGATGGTTTTTATGGATTAACGTGCTTTGCATACGGAATTGTCGATAAAGTAGAAAATTTGAATTCTATTAAGAAAGCTTTTGATAGCAAAAAATTCCGAACACTAATGGAATATTGTGCTGTTGGTCAATTAACCGTAAATTTCAAAATTATTAAGTTATTCCGAAAAGATTTTTGGAAAGAATTTATATAAATTAAATTTCAAATTACATTTTAAATTAAATTTCAATTAAAATTTTATTATTTTTATAAAATATTTACAATAATATATAAAAAATTATTGTAAATTAAAATATTCCTATTATAATTTATTATAATTTATTATCATTTATTATCATTTATTATCATTTATTTTGTAATATATTTACGTAATTCAATAATAAATAATTGTGTTTCTATATCCCATGTATCGTAAAAATTAGCTACTGAACCATGTTTTATATTATTTTCACTAAACTTTAATAAATTTTCATCACCACGTAATTCATTACTCATATTATTACGATGATTAATCGCAATAATAATAAAACTATAAGGTACATCCATAATTTGATGAAGTCGTTGCTCAGTAAAATATTTATGTTCACCTCGGACACAATCATCATCAAAACCACGTTCTTCCCAAAACTTCTTAGTATATGCCATAGATGCTTCAGATAAACTAATGGGACCATCACTACTCATAGAACTGGTATTATTTAGTATATTATAAGTACCAATTAATGTACTTCCCACACATTGAATATTGTCTTTTTGGTATTTTAATAATAATTTAATACGTGCACTAATACTTTCAGGCGGATAATAATCATCATCATCCATATGTACAATATATTGAGCACTAGCATTAGATACACCAATGTTACGTTTCATTGCTACTGTTAATGGTTCTTTATCAGAAGGTAATCTTATATATTTTACATTACGAATATGACTTACTAAATCTTCAACACCTTCATCATTATATAGACCATTTTTATCTACCGTTTTAGGAGAATCATCAACAATAACCCATTGTATTTTTTTACGAGGATAATCAAAATTTTCAAAATTAAACAAAGCCATACTAAATAATTTACGACGTTTATATGTTGGTGTAATAATACTAATATATGGTAAATCTTTTTGTTCAATTGGATCTAATTTTAATATATAGTCTCCTTCTTTAGAAATTTCATTTTCAGGAAGTCGTAAACCATTTAATGTACTCTGCATAAAATCATAAGAAACTTCTTTATTTTCAATATCAGAGAAACCTTCTTTTTGAATCGCAATCATTGGGTCACACATATATGCATTAAATTTATTATGAATTTTTTCTAAATAATAACGATCAATTTCATCTTCATAAGAATAGAGCTTTTGTATTTCCTTAATAAGATTTTTATTTTCTAAATTAATAAAATATGCATGAGTTGTCCATGTAATAACTCGAGGAAATTTGGAATGAACTCTATTGACAACACGATGAACAGTACCTCCTAAATAAATCATATCCCAATCATCAGGAGGTATTGATAAATCATGTAATGAACCAATAAATTTAACATCATCTTCAAATATAAGTAATTTTTTATATTTTTCAGAAATTGCTTTTTGAATAACAGATAAATGTGATTCTAAACATCCACGTTTAGGATTTTTATGTTTTTTAGCTTCAAAAAAAGAATAATTAATATTATTTTGTTTAAATGTATCTTGTATATATTTTTTTTTATCTGCACGTTCTTTAAGATTAATTACAACGATTTTAGTGTTATGTAAAAAAGAATTCATTATTTTACTATTTATTAAATAATAAATAGTAAAATGTTTTTATATCATTTATTTTTAATTTTTGTATTTATTTTTTACTAACTAATTTATTTTTTAAATAATCTAAATAAGCTGTTTTACTCCTACTTTGTAAAAACATTTTTAAATTTTTATTATTATTATTAGTTATTTTTGAAACAAGTCCTTCACCACTAAAAAACATACTTGTAAATCCACGCATAACATTTGTTTTAATTTCAATATTAGCTTCAAAACCCATTATTACACCATTATCGATTATTAAAGAGTCACCTGGTTTAATAATTTTTTCAATCACATTACCAAAAGCTGCTCCCCATACAATACCATCACTATCTTTAGCATAAATTTTTACATAAGTTATACCATAACCGGTTAATAATCCACCCATACGAACATCTGTGGTTATTTCTAAATTTGGTGTACTACATATATATGAACTAGATACTAAATTTAAACTTTGTCCTTTTGGTATATAAAAAGCACCAATATTACCGGGATTAATACCTGATAAATTAATATGTGCATTTTCTTTTCCTTTATTTGTAAATATATTATAAAAAAAAGAAGTTGCACTTAATGTTCTTACAATAGCACTAACCAAACTTCCTGTTTGTGTGCTAATTTCAATATTTGAATTCATATAATTCATTGAGCCTGCATCTGCACGAATAGATTGATTTGGCTTTAATATAATTTTAACACATTGAAATCCATCTCCTCCTTCATATGAATATAATGGAGCATTAGTATTATTTCTAACTAATTTGGAGTTTTTTATTAAAGAAATATTTGATTTATTTAAAATTTTATTATTATTATTGGAATTTTTAATAGTAACTGCCATGTAATATTATATGATAAAATATTATAAAATATTAAATAAAAATATTATAAAATATTAAATAAAAATATTATAAAATATTATAAAATATTAAATAAAAATATTATAATATAAATTTTTATTTAAGTATATTATTTATATGTATATTTGTATAAAAGATTGATTATATCTTTATTTTCATCATATATACTATTATTTTCCAAATATATTAATACATTTTCACGATTTTTTGAAAGTATTTTTGTATTAGCATTTTTTGAAAGTAACATATGAATAATATTTTTTTTATTATGTTTTTTTTTTGCACATATATAGTCTACCGCATAGTGTAAAGCGGTAAAACCATGAATACTATCTTTTAAATCAATATCTATAAAAGAATTTTCTAATAATAATTCAACAATAGAATCATATCCTTGTTTGCATGCTATCATTAATGATGTTAATCCATAATTATTACAAATATTAACATCAATATATTCATTATATAATAAAATACTAACTATATTAATATTATTATTCATTACAGCATAAAATAATGAAGTTAATCCAAAATTATTATACTTATTTATGTCGATATTATTTTCCAATAATATATTTATGATATCTAAATTACCATTTTGAACAGCAATCATTAATAATGTATCACCACTATTAGATGTAATATTAATATTATTTAAGGTTGGAATTAATTCATATAATTCATTAATATTTTCTTTTTTAATTAAATTACCAAGTAACTCAAATTCATTATCATGTGTCATTTTTAATTATTGATGAACATACATATTATTTTTGTAATTTTTATGTTTATAAAATAATAATAATCATTTTTTTATAAGTATAATAAATATAATTTAATATTTTTTGTTAAATAAAGATTTTTTAAATATATATATATATTTGTTTTTAATCTTTAAGGGTGCGAATTATTAGATTTTAGAATTTTAATTAATGATTGAATATTTACTTTTTTCATCATGTTTTTTACTCTATTGATTCTTAATAAATCATTAATTTCTTGTTTAGATAATTTTCTATATTTAATTTTAAGTTTAATTAAATAAGGTTCAATAAGATTATTTATTTTTTTATTGTAAAATTTAGTTCCTCCATCATATTTAATATTTAATTCACTAAACTCATTTTGTAATAAGCGTTCAATAATATCCATTTTTTCAATTGGAACTTCAAATAAATTTTCAAAATATCCTCTTCTATATTCACGAGTAGCATATTGTGTATCCCTTTCAGGAATATTATTTGTTTTACCTAATTTACACGCATCATAAATATCATAAGATGGATGATTTCTAATATAGATATAACCTATAGTCTGGTTCATTTTAATTAGTTTGGTAAAAATTATGTAATAATATTATTATTTATAATAAATAATTATAAATTATATTAAATTATAAATCATTTTTTATTATATTCAAAAAAATAAAATAAAACGTATAAAGGTACATAACTAATTTATATAACTAATTTATTATAATTATTATATAAAAATAAAATCATTATCATTGTCATAATTATAAATATGAATGAAAATAAATACAGTATCATAGATTCTTGATTACTTATATATACGAAAAAAGGAATATTTGTACTTCTCCAAGCGCATAATACTATTAATCCTGCGCCATATAAACTTAATATTATTTTATCAAACATTATTATATTAATTATTAATTTTTAATATTAAATAATTATATTTTTACTATTAATATATAATGTTTTTTTTTTAAATATTATATTATTTAATTGATAATATAATAAATTAATGTATTAAATATAAAACAATATTTAATAAATATAAAACAATATTTAATAAATATAAAACAATATTTATAATATTTAATATAATATGAAAATTTATTTTTTAAGACATGAAAAAAGACCAAATGAACAATATTTTGATGTATCATTAACACCTGAAGGACATAATGATGCATATAAATTAAAAGATAAATTAAAATCATTAAATTTACATAAAATTTATAGTTCTCCTTTCATTCGTGTTTTAGAAACAATACAACCTTATTTGATTGAAAATAATGAATGTGTAAATATAGAATATTCACTATATGAATATGTTACTCATATTTGGTTCAATCAAAATAATTATAATACTATTTTAAATAAATCACAAGAAGAAAAATATTTAGTAAATCGTACATATAAATCTTATTTTGATATTAAAGATTTAGAATTTCCACAAGATACAGATAAAATAACTAAAAGAGTATCTGAATTTATAAATTATTTAATTAAATGGTATAAAAATCAAGATATAAATATATTATTATGTGGACATAAAAAAATTATTGATGTAATTCTTGAAAATGAAAATTTAGATTATCCAATGGGAAGATTATCATGTATTTATGAAAATGAAAATCTAAATTTTACACCTTTGTATATTTAATATATAAAATAATCAATATAGTTATTTCGGCGTTGTACTAAATAAAAATATCACAACCTATTTATTTAGTAAATGCTTGTAATCCAACCATTGTAGTTCCTTTTTGAATATATTCCAATAAAGCTCCTCCTCCTGTAGATATATAAATATTATTATTATTATCTTTATCAAATAAACTTGCTGTTTCTCCACCACCAATTATAATTTTTTTATTTTGTAATGTTTTTAAATAAGATGCTATTTTATGACTACCTTGTTTATAAATAGGATGTTCAATAACACCTAATGGTCCATTCCAAAAAATTATAGAAGCTTCATCAATTTCTTTTTTTAATGTTTCGATTGCTTTTTCAGATATATCATAGAAATTATAATCACTGTTTTTAATATCAATTAGTGTTAATTCTTTTGGTTGTGTTTCATTTTCATCAAGTGTTTCATTACCAATACCATTTTTCATAACTGATACATTATTATAATATTCTTCATAATATTTAGCAAGTCCACCAGCAATATATAAACGCGTATTAGGCAATTGTCTTAAACGATGTATAAAAGGCATTTTATCTGCAATTTTAGCTCCTCCAATAATACCCAATATTTTTTCATTTTTATTGGATAATATAGTATTAATGTTCTCCAATTCTTTTTCAATTAAAAAACCATATCCATATTCTTTTCCAGAATATTGCATATCGCATATACTCATATGTTCTCTGTGTAAACATCCAAAAGCATCACTAATAAAAATATCACCTAATTCACGATAATTTTTGATAATCGTATGATTTTCATCTGATGGGGTTTTACTATATATTGTTTCAATTAAATTATAACGTAAATTTTCTAATAAATATATACCATTTTGTATTTGTAAAGAATTTATTGATTCATTACTTAATCCATCTTTTAAAAATATTATATTTTTATGTAAATATTTTTCTAATAATTGAATCATAAATTCCATAGAATATTTTTTTTCTTTATTTTTAGGACGTCCAAAATGAGATGTTAATATTAAACGATTTGGTTCTTGGTCTAAAATATATTTAATTGTGGGAATAGCTGATACAATTCGATAATCATCAATAATTTCTCCATTAGATACAGATATATTAAAATCAAAACGTGCTACAATATTCTTTCCAGTTAATTCCATATTTTTTAAATTATATTTAGGTTTAATCATCATATTTGTTTCATACATATGTTTCATAATTCTTATCATTTGAGCACTATATGACCATTCATTATCATACCATAACATTAATTTTACTTTACCTGCACCTATATTCATTGATGCTTTAAGATCTAATATTGATGGTGTTATAGTTGTTAAAAAATCAGAACTAACTAAATTTTTAGTATTAACATCATAAACTATACCAAATAAATTACTATTTTTAAATAATTTAACAATATCATTTAATTGAACTGTTTCATCTTCAAATTCAATATTAATATCTAATAATGAACAATTAACTACTGGAACACGCACGCTTGTTCCAAAAATTTTTCCTTCTAATTGCGGTAATACACATGTAATTGAAGATGATGCACCTGTACTGTGTGGAATTATATTATTAAATATTGAACGATTAGTGCGCGCAGATTTTTTAAAAACATCTACTGTATATTGAGATGCTGTAGCTGCATGAATTGTTGTAAAATTACAATTTTTAATAATGTATTTATCATGAATTAACTTTAATGAGGGTGCTAAGCAATTTGTTGTACATGAAGAAGCAGAGATAATTGACTCTCCATTGTATATTTCATGATTAGCACCATAAATAAATGTTGGTGAATTATCTTTAGCTGGTGCTGACATTAAAACATAATCAACATCATGTTCAGCACATTTTTCTTTAGTTAAAAATGCTCCTGTTGCATCAAATAAATATTGGCAATTATATGAACGCCATTTTAATTTTTCAGGATTACGGTCTTGTAATAATTTTATTTTATGGCGACCAATTTGAAATATATTTTCTTTTTCTGATATTATTTGAAAATTAGGTAATTTTACTTTATGAGCACTATCATAATTTAAATAATCTTCTAATTCATTAATTTTTAAATTAACAGCATTAATTGCTACTATTTCTACATTATTATCATTTATTAATTGATGAAATAAACATTTTCCGATACGTCCAAGCCCATTTATACCTACTTTAATAAACATATTTATATATTTTATTAAATTTGTTTTTTTTTTAAAATAAACAAATTTAATAAAATAATTATATAATATATTATGAATAATAATATAATAATTATAATAATATATTATGGATAATAATAAATTAATTATAGTAATACCTAAAGAAGATTGTAGTATTTGTTTAGAACATATTCAAAATAATAATTTAATTATAACTCATTGTAATCATATATATCATATGAATTGTTTATTATTACATTTAGTTAAAAATAATTTATGCCCATTATGTCGTGATGAATTAGAATTAAAAAGAACATATAATAACAATAATAATAATATTAACATTAATAACAATAATAATAATATTAACAATAATAATAATTACATTTCAGATTATCATCCAATTTATTATTCAAATTATTTTTTATTTGTTAGAATTTTTGATAAATATTTAGCTAGTCCATTTTATATTTTATTATTAATTAAAGCTATTTATGATTTTTATCCTATTACATTTAATATTATTACATTTATATTTTTTTTATACATGTTTTACATATTAATTTATGAAATTAAACAAAAATATATAACTTATAATATTTGAAAATATTATATAAAGACAACTATAATAATTATTCTATATTATTATAAAAATAATAAATTATGATAATACCAATACCAGAATGGCAATTAAGAATTAGTTATTTGGTTCTTCCATCTACATTAAACACAATAATTAATGAAAAAAGTAAAAAAGCAAATTCTATTTGGATATCTAAATATAATAATAAGTCTGCCTTTGAAAAAAAAAAATATATTGAAAAATATCTAATGATTTCAAAACTTAAATATATAATAAAAATAATTAAATGTATAAATGAAAATTATGTTCATATATTTAGTTTTAGTCCAAATAATAATAACCTAATAAATACAATAAAAATGAAGCGAGAAGAATTAAAGATTGAACTACATGAATTTAAATCTTCAACAAAATTTAGTAAATCAGAAAAAAAAATAATAAAAACAATGTGGGAAACATTAAATAAACCACATCCAAATATGGCTAAAGAAATAGGCTATGTATTAATTAGATTATTTCCTAAAGATATAGCATTGCTAATATCTGAATACATATAAAAATATATTTTGTGAATTGTGTTGTGACTTATTTTGAAAATTATTTTGTATTATATAAGTTATTTTACATTATTGACTATGTAGTATAATAAGTCAAAATATGATAACAATAATAATAAAAAATGATTAAATTATTTTAAATGTAAAATTTTATAATTATATAATAATTAAAATTAATTTTTATTAAAAATAAATATAATAAAATGTTTAATTTTACAATAGATTATCAATATTTTGATTTTTCATATGATGAAATAGAATTATTTATTTATGAAAGTATTCTTTACTTAATTTATACATTTATTATTTATGTTTTATTTATACAATATCAAAAAAATAAAGAATTAGAAATCAATAATATTAACAATGAAAAAAAAATAAACATATTAGTAAATCATTTAAATAAATTAAGTGATTTTATAGAAAATAATAATAATATTTATGATACTAAATTAAATAATATATTGATTGAAAAAAATAATCAGACAAATAATTTAAAAAAAATACTATTAGTTTATGAAAATAAAATTGCACAATCATTTAATGATATATATAGTAATTTACAAAAGAATATGATGAATTTTGATATAAATATTGAAACAAGAATAAATAATCATTTACAATTTACAAATCTTGAACTAATTAAGTTTAAAAATTACTTTGATGAAAAAGAATCTACTATTTTATTAGGTTGGAATAATGTTGATAGTAAATTAAATTATTTATTGTTTCACTATAATATTGATAATATGTTAAATAAAATTAGTATTACAAATGATTCATTAAAAGAGCATAATTACATAATAATTTCTAAATTTAGATATTTTCCAAAATTGAGAAAAAATTTGAGTTTACAATCTATATGGTACAATGGTATTATTTATGTATTAAATGATGAATTAATTAATTATTGTCAAATAAATATGAATCCTTATTATATAAATAACAATGAACAATTCAAAAGTTTAAATTATATAAAAATTGAAAATAAAAATGAAATTAATAAAATTAATATATTACAGAAATATTGTTTAAGATTAGGTATTATTTTAATTAATGATTTAGAATAAATTATATAAAACTATTAAATTAAAAAACTATTAAATTAAAAATTTTATACATTTTATAGTAGGTTTACAATAATTTTTTGTAAATCTATTTATAAATATTTTATTACTATAATAATCTAAATTATAGCTTAATTTAGATTATAAAATATTTCACCTTTAATAAGAATTTTAGAATAATGTTATTATAATATGATATTTAATTATTAGTTATATTACATAATATATAATCATTAAAGTTGCATTTTATTTTAGTTATAACCTTGAAATTTTTCACATATGTTTTCTCATGTTAAATCTTAAATTGTATAATAAATAAATTCTTTATCAAATTCTAAAAAGGTGCTTTTATAAAAATAAGTATAAATATTATTTTATAAAATTATTATTAAAATTTAATATTTATTATTGTTAATAATTGTTTATTTTTTATATTAAATTTATAAAATATAATTTAAAAATATAATAAATATTTATTATAATTATAGATGATTGACTTAAATTCTAAAAATAAAAAATTTATAAATGAATTATTAAATAAAAATCCTGATATTCATTTAAAATCAATCTATAAAACAGTTAAAAATTTAAATACTAAAGAAATTTCAAATGAAAGTGTAAAAGAATATGTAAAAAAAATGAGAACTATACAAAAAGGAGGAAATCTTGATGGTTATCATGGATTTAAAAACTGTGGAAATAGTTGTTTTATGAATGCAAGTATTCAATTATTATATTTAAATAAAAGTTTTCGAGAATTAGTTAAAACAAAGCCTAATAAAAATAATATTAATAAAGCTGAAGCTGAAATTAAAGAAGCTGAAAAAACTAAAGTTAATACTGATAAAGCAAAAGGTATAATTTTATGGAATTTATTTCATCATATTTTTGAAAAATTAGATGAAAAAAATAATGCTGAGATAGACCTAAGTAATTTTACGATAGATAATAATAATATAAATGTTTATGAAAAATTATTTAATCTAACAATAAATGATAATCTAAAAACTCAACAAGATATACAAGAATTTATTGTAATTGTATTAAATCTAATTTTAGAATGTTTTAATGAAAATGAACAACATAAGTTAAAATTAAAAGAGAGTACTACTAAATCATGTAAAAATTCAACAAAAGAAATTACAAATGATGAATATCAGAACATGATTATGTTAAAAGTTGGTGATATTACTGAAAATGCTAATAATAATATAAGTGATTATTTGGATCATTATCAATCTGATATTAATACGACAAATGACTCACAATATATGGATTCATGTAAAAGTAATAGTGATCAAACAGGTGTAATAAAAAGTGAAAAACATATATATGACATAAGTAATATAGAATATTTAAATATTGCAGTAGGTAGATATGAATATAAAATTAATACATATACAAAAAATAAAAGAAAAATTAATATAAATGAAAATTTAACTATTAATAATGTAGAATTTAAATTAATTAGTTTTATCGAACATTTAGGTGATTCACCAAATAGTGGACATTATATCGCTTATAAATATATTTATTCTAATAAAATAATTAAATTTGATGATTCAACCGTTTCCACTATTAATAATAATAATTCTATCATTAAATTAAATGAAAACGTTGTTTTTTTATTATACGAGAAATCTCAGGATAAATCCAATAAATCTCAGAAGGAAATTTCTATCCTAAAGGAATATGCGATAGAGTTTGGATTTGATTTAAATAAAACAAGTAAAGGAGATTTTAGAAAAATATATAGACAAGAAGCGTTAAAGTATTATCCTAATAGGGCAAAACAAAAATCCACAAAAATAGAATCTGAAAATAAAAAAAATAAATATTTAGAAGATGCAAAAAATAAATGGCAAAAACTTCAAGAATTAAAGAATTATTATAATAAACTACCAAATAATTCATCAACAACATCATCCAGTTCATCATCAACAACATCATCCAGTTCATCATCAACAAATAATTCATCAACTAAATCTAATTCATCATCATCAAAAACAACATCACCTACATTCAATTCACCAAAAACATCATCCAATCCACCAAAAACATCACCAAATAAATCATCAGCACAACAATCACAAAAATCAGTTTTTACCAATGAAAAGATTAAAAAAACTACAGAAAATATAGATTCATTAAAAACAAATGTATCATCAATTTCTACTAAATTAAACAAATTAATAAAAAATATAAAAAACAATTCTAATCAGTCAGGAGGTTCTATTCAAACAGGTGGTAACACTATTACTCAAAATGATATAGATTCCTATATAAATATTTTAAATAAAATAAATAATGCTGCTCTTCTAAAAGAATTTATACCAAAAACATATAAAATTATTACAGATTTATGGAATCCTAATGATAATAAAGAATTACAAAATTTTTTAGAAAGTAATAAAAATCACGAATTGCATCAATATTTTACAAAACATAATAATAAATATTATTTTAATGATATTAAATTTGCTCAAATTATGATAGGAAAATTAGGTTCACAACAATATCCTAATAATATTTCAGGAAATATTTTAAAAAAATATATAAACAATAAACAAAAAAAGTAGAATAATACTATATATAATGGTCATGAAAAATAAAAAATTTGTATAAAATATTGTATTAAAAACTAAATTTTATTATATAAATTAAAATAATAATTAATTATTATTTTAAAAAATTTATATTTAATATACTATATATTATAATAAATGCTAACGAAATGGTTAAAAGAAACAAATATTGAAGAAGTAAATTTAGTTGGGGGAAAAAATGCATCATTAGGTGAAATGATCCAACATTTATCTTCTTTAGGAATTAAAATTCCAAATGGATTTGTTTTAACATCTATAGCATATGATGAATATATGAATTTTAATAATTGTTATGAAAAAATAAATTTACTTATTAGTGAGATAGATATTGATAATACTGAAAATTTAAAAGAAAAAGGTTATGAAATTCGTAATTGTATTAATTCTGGTTCATTACCAGATACTATGAAATCTGAAATACTTGAAAAATATAAACTTTTATCTAAAGAATATAATGAAGATAATATTGATGTTGCTGTGCGTTCATCAGGAACAGCAGAAGATATGCCAGATGCTTCTTTTGCCGGACAACAAGACACTTATTTAAATGTGCGCGGTGAAGAAGAATTATTTAAATCTATTAAATTATGTTTCGCATCATTATTTAATGATCGTGCAATTTCATATCGTAAATTAATGAACTATGATTCTGAAAATGTAAAATTATCTATTTGTATTCAAAAAATGGTAAGATCTGATTTATCTAGTGCAGGTGTTGCTTTTTCATTGGATGTAAATAGTGGATGTAAAGACTTAATTGTTATTAATGGTGCTTATGGGTTAGGAGAAATAGTAGTTAGTGGACAAATTAAACCAGATGAATTTTTAGTTTTTAAACCAACATTAGAACAAAATTATTTTTCAATTATAGATAAAACATTAAGTCCAAAAACTCAGAAAATTGTTTATAGTAATGATCCTAAAGAAAAAACGAAAATTGTAGAAGTCGATAAATATAACCAAAATCGATTTTGCATTAATGATGTTAAAATTCTTCAGTTATCTAAATGGGTCATGGATATTGAAAAATATTATTCTAAAAAATACAATAAATGGTGCCCTATGGATATTGAATGGGGTATTGATGGACAAACAGATGAATTATTTATATTACAAGCTCGCCCAGAAACAATTCATTCTCGTAAAACTACTACTGAATTAGTTGAATATAAAATGATACATAATCAAAATAAAGAATTAATTTTATCAGGAATTGCTATAGGAGATGCAATATCTACTGGAAAAGTGCATAAAATGAAATCTATAGAAGATATATCAAATGATTTTAAAGTTGGTGATATATTAGTTACTGAAATTACTGACCCTGACTGGGAACCAATCATGAAAAAAGCAAGTGCAATTATAACAAATAAAGGTGGTCGTACATGTCATGCTGCAATTGTAGCTCGTGAACTAGGTGTCACAGCAATTGTTGGAACAGTAAATGGTACTGAATTACTTGAAGATGGTATGGAATTGACGGTATCTTGTGCGGAAGGAGATGTGGGATATGTTTATAAGGGATTTTTAGAATTTGAAACAATTAAAACAAATATTGATGATTTACCAAAAATAAAAACTAAATTAATGATGAATGTAGCTTCTCCAAATGAAGCATTTAAATTTGCACGTATTCCAAATAGTGGTGTAGGATTAGCACGTGAAGAATTTATAATTAATAATTATATTCAAGCCCATCCATTAGCATTAATAAATTTTCATTCAATAAAAGACAAGAACGTACAAAAACAAATAAAAGAACTTATATATGGATATAATACACCAATTGATTATTTTGTACAAAAATTATCTTATGGTATAGCACGAATTGCAGCAGCATTTTATCCAAATGATGTGATTGTGCGATTTTCAGACTTTAAATCTAATGAATATGCTAATTTACTAGGAGGACGTGATTTTGAACCACATGAAGAAAATCCAATGATAGGATGGCGTGGAGCTTCTCGATATTACTCAGAATCATACAAAGAAGCTTTTGGATTAGAATGTCAGGCAATTAAATATGTTCGTGAAGTATTGGGATTAAAAAATATCATAGTGATGATTCCTTTTTGTCGAACTGTATCAGAATGTGAAAAAGTATTAGCAGTAATGAAAGAATATGGATTAGAACGTGGAATTAATGGTTTGAAAGTTTATTTGATGTGCGAAATACCATCTAATGTAATTTTAGCAGAACAATTTTGTAAACTTATTGATGGATATTCTATTGGTTCCAATGATTTAACACAATTAACTCTTGGACTAGACCGCGATTCAGAATTAGTTGCTGGAATTTATGATGAACGAAATGAAGCAGTAAAAACATTATTGCGTCAAGTAATTAAAGTTTGTCATGAACAAAATACAAAAATTGGTATATGTGGTCAAGGTCCAAGTGATTATCCAGATTTTGCTGAATTTTTAGTACGTGAAGGTATTGATACAATTTCATTAACTCCTGATTCAGTAATTAAAAATATTAAAGTTATCGCAAATATTGAGAAATCATTAGAATAAATTACAAAAATAAGGTAAACAATTACAACATTTATTATTAGATATATTATCATCATTATATTTATTATCATAATTAGATAAATTAACATCATTCATATTAACATAGTTATTATTATTAATATAGTCATTATTAATTGACTGATTTATATTATTTTTATAATTATTAAATTGTAATGGATTTAATCCATAATTATTTGATTTGTTTTTATATAAATTTTCTATATTAATATTATCATCATTAAAATCACTATTAAAATCATCTATATTATTTTTTGATTCATTAATAATATAATTAATATTATCAATATTATTTTTATATTGAATTGGTGTTAATTTAGGTCGATTGCTATTTAAAGAATTATATTGATTATCTACTTTAATATTATCATTATTATTTGAAGAATTATATATATATTCTATCTTAATATTATCATCATTAAAATCACTATTAAAATCATCTATATTATTTTTTGAATTATTATTAATATTATTTTTATATTTAATGGGTGTTAATTTAGGTCGATTGTTATTTAAAGTATTATATTGATTTTCTATTTTTAAATTACCATTATTTAAATTATTATTATTTAAATTATCATTATTTAAATTATCATTATTTAAATTATTTATTGTAAAATTATTTAAAATATTTTTGTCATTAGAATTTTTATTTTGTAATGGATTTAATGTATATTTCATTTATTATAAAATATAATTATATAAATTATAATTTTAACTATAAATAAATTAATATATAACTTACAATTATAAATGTCAATAAAAAAAATTAAATCAAATCTAAAACCTGATACTAAAAAAATTATTACTCCTTCCATAGCATCAAAAAAACCTGTTGGTTCTTTTTATCACCCTACTAAAGAAACATATCGTACAGGTGCTTGTCCAGTTAATTATATTCTTAAAGAAGGTTATACCAGAAAAGCATATACTAAAAAAGATGGAACTAAAATTGCTGAAACTAAAATAGATGCCACATGTATTAAAGATAAAGGAAAACCTGGACGCACTTTTAAAAAAGATTCACCAATTCATATTAAAAAAAATGACGACTTAAAGAAATTTGGATATTCTACGGATATATCATCAAGTAAACGTCATGAATCTTTATTAAAAGCTTCAAAAATATATAGTTATAAAAGTGTTGCATTAAAAATAAGTGCTTTACATACATTACAAAAAAATACAAATCCTAAAGTAGCTAAAATTTTTGCGGATGATTTAAAATATTTACAAGAATGGAGAAAAAAAAATCCCGATTTATATAAAAGCAAAACTCAACTATAAATAAGATTTCTAAAAAAGTAATAATTCAATAATTTTTGATAAGATTCACCGTCATCATTAATGCTTAATTTACACCTTTGCACATTTAAAACGCCGATTTTTAATAAATAAAACAACTTAAAAAAATAATAATATACTATATTAACAATGAATAGTAAGAAGTCTATATTGAATTGTTCTTTAAAGGTTTGAATTATTACGATGTTCATATGTTACACTATATGTAAAATAATTCTTTATTATACCTTATAAAACTTCATACCTATTTCATGAAAGGTTATAACCAAATTTTACTACCTCGGCGTTTTAAATGTGCCAAGATGTAATCAATATATATATATATATATATATATATATATATTTTATATAATTATTTATATAAAAATAAAAAAATGACACTTAATATTTTAATTAATTAAATTTATAATTATTACTAAATAATTAATAATAAATCAATAACAAATTAATAATAAATGTCAAACTTTAATTTATATCCCACTGGCGAAATAGAAAGAAATTTAAAAAATAGTTTTAATCCGAATTTAAGTTTCTTTAGCGAAGAAAATATTGCATTAAGATTTGAAAAAACAAAAAGACTAATGTTAATAAAACATATTATCAATGAATTTGAAAAATCTAATCTCAATGAATTAAAATGTTATGCTGAAAATATTGCTGATACTGTATTAGTTACTAATAAAGAACATAGAATAAATGAACTTTTATTTTATTTGAAAGGAAATTATACTTTATTTCGTTCAACTGGTAATTATATAATAGAGACCAATTTTGATGATATTATCAAAAAAGCGTAATGTATACATTTACATTAATCCTCACAATGATAATCATTATATATAAATAATTCATGTATTAAATAAATTAAATTATTAAATAAATCCTTATAAATTATTTTTAGATTACTAATAATAAAACTATTTATATATATATTAAAATTTTATAAAACCATTCAGAATCAGAATTTTAATAATGTTTATCAATAATGTTTATCAATAATGTTTATCAATAATGTTAATTTATTTTTTGAATTAAATCATTAACTTCTTATTACTATGTAAATTATAATTTTTCTATTAATTTCACATTTTTTCATATACATATTATTAAATAATTTGTTACTTATTTTGTATAATTTATTCATAAAAAATTATCACTATTTATTTTTTATTTTAATTTATAAATATTCACTGTTAAAATAATCCATAAATTTTTTAATCACCGTATTTATAAATTATGTAATGATATTTATGATAAAAATTATAACAGAAAAAATATTTTATTAAGAATAAATAAAATATTAGGTTTTTACATAACTTCATAAAATTATATTATATTTTTAATTACACATAATAGTAAATCTATATATTCCAAATATTATTTTAGATATAATCTATGTGATTAATGATTTTTGATTATATCCATAATATTTAATTTTGGTTTCTGTAGTTCTTGAAATAAATTGTTTTTATCTAATAATTGGTTATATATATCTTTACATATATAACTACTTTTACATACAGTTGGTGTATTATGCATGTATTGAGCCGTTTTTTCCACTGCATGTTTCATTATATTTTTCTTATTTGCTTTCGTATTTACAAAAGAAGTATTCTTTTTTAATTCTTGGTGTAAAAATTTTAAAAATAAATAATTAGCATTCCACATACGTAAATCTTTATTTGTAATATTAAATTCTTCTAAATATTGATTTACATCATTCACAGTAATATTACGCGATTTATGATTTTCAGTTATATACGAAAATAAATAAGAATTTTTGTTATGATATAATTTTTTAAGGATAGATGCTAAATGTTTATCTTCCAATAAACATTTATTTTCTACTTTTTTCTTACCAATAAATTCAATATATATTTTACTTTTATTTATTTTAATGTGTTCTTTTTGTAGAGTCGTTAAACCAATGGAACCATATTTTTCTTCATAATGTTTATGTCCAATTCGGAAATGACATTGATTCATTAATTTAAGAATGAGAGCAATATTTCTTTCTTTGGGTGAATTATTTTTCAATAAATCAATATCAATTTTCTTTTTAATTTTTTTTATTTTTTTATTAACTTCGAGAAGAGTTTTTTTCTTACTTATATTTCGATGTAAAGTATGTTCTTTAGTATATTTATGTTGAATTCTTCCTAAAGAATCGATACCTGTTGCATAACTATCTTTTGGATTATAATAATATTTAACATCTGTATAAACTGGGGGCATGTAAATTCCATTTAATATTTCTATTTTTTTTAAATCTTTTAGTTTTTCATTTTTCTCATTAAAATATTGATTATTTTTTTTAATATAATACATATAATCCTAATTATAACATATATTAAAATATAAATATAGATAAAAATATTTGAAGTGTAAATTATTTTTTGTAACATTTATACACCTTTGCACATTTAAAACGCCAACTTTAATAAGCATTATAAAGTTAAAAAGTGTATGTACCTATATAGAATAAATTCTATCTAAGACGGGATGTCATTGACGGCTTTTTACAGCGGTTGAACATCTTTGGTAATTTTGTAATCTTTGACCTGTTTTT